CATAAATGATTTTAAGTTCTTGCTCGTCAATATCAACTATTGGTAGGGTGGTCATATGTCGACGAGCCCTAGCATGAAATTCAATTTCTTTGTCAAATCTGTCTTTTAACAATTCAGTTGTCCAGAGAGCGTTTTCGTCGGGGTCTCGATGATATCTTATATCTCTAGCAAACCACTGACAAAAGTGTTTTTTGTCAGGGCTAACATAGGCACTATAGACTAAATTGGCTCGTACCAATTCGTCTCCTTCTAAGTTCCAATATAAGTTCCAATTTGATATATCTGTCATTGTTTTGTTGATAAATTAAAGTATGCTATATTTATTGAGCCTATGATCCGCGGAATAAATTCTCAACCTTACATTAACCTAGATTCTTTTATCGATATAGAAGGATTTACCAAACTGCATTACGAAATCTGTAAGGGTATTGTTATGGCTGATTACAAAAAAGAAGGTAATATGGTTAAGCCTGCGGCTGCTGAACAATATCGTTGGGAGTTCAAGCCACTTTATCAAGCATTAGAAGAATATCATGCACTGCCTGCAGATCACGAAATTAAACGATTAGGTATAGAAATAGGAGAATATAATAATCGCGATAAGTTTATGTTGTTTTTAAAACTTGCGTTGGGTGCATACGACCCTTATCAATTTATTTTCCTTAAAACAGAAGCGGGCGGTTGGGAATCGAGATTTGAAGAAAAGGAATGGACTGCCGATGCCGTAAATCATTTTCCTAAAGTTAAAGAATGGATTGAGCAGTCAATACAGAACAAAGTTTTCAAAACCATAGGTCGCATTATAATTTTTAAAGCAGAACACGACTGCTTAATGCCCATACATCGAGATTTACTAGAAGGCGAACACGACTACTATCCGCATAGACATGAATTTATTCATTTGCGTCCAAATGCTGATAAACCGTTTTATATATACGATCCTGAAGCAGATAACCGTATATCTGTAGACTGTCGTGCAGTGTTTTTTAACGATTTAGATTGGCATGCTGGTGGGCGGTCTGATGTACAAAGTTATAGTATAAGAATTGATGGCGCATTCACCGACGAATTTAGAGAACGCATTGGTGTTGCACACCTAGAAAACTATTAATCAAACAATAAAATTTGTAAACTAATTTTAGGAACTGTTCCTAGATTGGCTGCTCCGTGTTCTACATTTGCAGGTGCTAGTTCAAACATGTCCCCTGCTTTGTAATTTTCTAAAAATTGACCTTCATATGCGAACACATGCCCTGGCTGATGATCCTGGCAAGCCATCCAGTATCGTTGTACATTCTCTGCAGATTCAAAATGATCCACGTGCATGGGCAACATGTCGCCCGGATTGAGTTTACTAAACCACCACTTGTATTTTTTACCATTAATATTCATTGGTAAATCGATATGATCTCTTCCTATATGTTCATTGTAGTAAAATTCCCAACCTATCTTAGACATATCAATACCAGAAGCCTGCCATTTTTTTGCAGTGGCTAATTCATACTCTCCTGCCTGTGTTTTAGGTCGACGTTCGCCCGGAGTTGTTAATATTCTATCAATTATGCTAGGGTCAATCCAACTAGCAAAGTTTCCGACATATATCATATCTTTACCTTAGTTAACGGTATATCTGCGGCACAGGTACAAAAATTTCGATCGCATACAACAGGCTCTGCTGGTACTGTAAAAGTATTTAGATAGATATTTCCAAGGCTTCCTCCTACCCTACAAGTAGCACGATGTACTTCACCATCCCAATTAATCATTAAACTTTCAATGCCTGCACTGCACTGCCAATCTTTAAATTGATTTAAATGTAATTTAATAACATCGTTGGCATGTATTAATGTTTTATCATCAATTACACAATTTGATTCTACTGTAGCAGAATTGTCTTTAATCCATTGTAAATCATCTGGATGGTAACGCATGTCGTCAAACAAATCTCTATCACCCTCAGTCCAGCGTATTCTACGCACAGCATATGGTACGTTTGCTTCTTTAAAAATTGTTACAGCGGCTTTAGCCTGTATCATGTAGTCGTGGTGTGCCATAACATTAACCATCACCGGGGTAAGGTGCTTTAACATATGAAAACTTTTAACTGTATGTACTACTCTATGCCAGTCACCTTCTGTGAAATGTAAACTAAAAACCCAGTGATCGGTTTTTTGATTAATATACCATTCGGGCTTTCTTGTACCGTTAGTTGTCACGCTTACCCAACTGACTCCAACGTGTTTACAATAGTCAATTAGTTCGCTTATATGCGGATGTACTGTAGGTTCGCCACCTGTAAAACTAATACGTACATCTCCTAGTTTAATCAATCTATCTACTGTAGATTTTAAAATTTCTATGTCGGTGTGTGAGCTACGGTTATCATGTATTTCAGCAGGACAATAAGCACAGTCATAATTACATCGCTTACCAAGATTCCACTCAACTTTAATTTTATTTTGATGCGGCCAACGACTGGTAATCTTATACATAATTTTTAAATTCCGGCGTTACTTCTAAAAAACTCTGACTTCTAGTAGCATCAAGTCGACGATTAAATTCGATGCAGTCCTGCCATTTTTTAGTTTGATCTTTGGCACGTAGATAATTCTGTACTCCTTGTATCTGACCCATAGTTAGATCTAACAGCATAGGATTTTGTTTAATCATAGCAAAATCTTTTATAGAATCTTTAATTACTTCTAAACGCTGACTGGCTAAAACTTTTAAAGGCTGTGGCATTACTTGAGCACTTAATACGTTAGGATAATTAACCATGTTAGTGTAAAAAATAATACCCACTCTATCTAAAAATTCTTCTAACATTTTATCAAGTATAAGAACATTACTAACTTGTACGGCTACGGCTCCTACGATGCGTCTTACATTGGGTATTTTTTGTATTTCTTTTATGTTACTAATTACATCACTATAATTACCATTGCCTCGAATATAGTTATATGCATCACCAATACCGTCGATGCTGACGTTAACTGCTATAGATTTAAAATAAGGCCAATAATCATGAATAGTCCTTCCACCTTTAATACCTAACGTAGTTCCATTAGTAGCATATTTGATTTCTATCTGATGTCCGTATGGTTTGAGCATATCTAAAATACGATAATGCTGTGGGTCCATTAAAGGTTCTCCCCCAGCAAACTCTACACGACGGAAATAAGGTAATAATTTTTCAAAACTAGCCCACCAATTGGGGTTATCTTCAAACTTGTCTAAGTATGGTTTGTTAACTAGGTTAAGATCTTTAATGGCTTTGACCATAAAATTATTTTCTTTAACGTAAAACTCCTCTACTTCTTGCCAATCATTCCAACTTGTACTATCCATAGGATGGCACATACGACATTTAAGATTACAAAGATTATTCAGTTTAATTTCCATGGTAGGAATATCAAAAGGCATTGTATAATTTTCTTCTAGTTTACTTAATGCATTAGGATATAATGTTACACGACTTTCCGGTATGCGTGGTTCTATATGACGTAAACGTAGACTTTCCACACCATTAGATTCTGCTAGTTGGCAAGCATGACACTCTTTAGGCCATTCATTGTTTAGCACTTGCTGACGAATACGTCTCATAGTATCGCCGTTCCATATTTCTTCAAGAGTCTGCTCTTGAATCCACCCAATAGGATGACTACGACAACAGGCCTGTATAGCACCATCTTCTCTTGTAGCAAGTCCTGTAAAAGGATGCAGGCAGAATGTTTTACTGATCATTTTCTTCCAAATATCTTATTAAAGGTGCTACACCTACAGGTTCTCCGTTGCGCTGTGCAAGATAGATACTCTTTGTCGGTGTTAAATTAAAATCATTACACACCTTATAATATCTTTCTCCGTGGGTATTCCACAAGTAGTCGCTAGGAAACTCTTTTAAGAAATGTAGGCCTATTTTTGCCAACGCTCTGCAGTTCATATTGAAATCATTCATTATGTTTATAGCATCTGATTTGAAACTTTTGCTCCAACGTAATCCAATTCTGTTCCATCCTAGACCTAAACCTTTACTTAAACTAATACCTACAGATTTTATTTGTGGATGATCAAAGTTAAAATTAATGTCTCTGCAACAAGTTACCCATGCACCATCTATATGTATGTCAATATTTTTACTAGCACATTCATTCAATATTTCTTCCATGTCTAAATGTGGAGCACCTATTTGAGGAAATGGCATGGCTATAATTAAAGGAATATCAGGTATTAGAGCCCCTACATCTCTAAAGAAAGAATATCCTAACCTTTCATGATATCTGTAATCACCCCATAAAGTTTGTACTGGGCCTTTCATGTAAACTGTATCAATAAATTGTGTACAGCCCATAATAATATCTGTTCTAGCAAAAGAATCTATACCTTGCAGGTTATTTAATTTTGATCCAAAAATCCAAGACTGACATTCTTGTTTAAAATCAAAATATACTTGATCTGTAATATCTTTGTCCCAACCGCCGTGAAGAATAGTTTGTATAGAAGATTCTATACGTCTATCCGAAAGGGGTCGAGGGCGTTCTACTTGTAAGTATTCGGCGGAATATTCAGGTGCTATTTTAACTATCATGTTGGATATTTATTGACCTTTTGTCAAGGTTCGTGTATATTATAGCATGTACTTGATAAGTAATCAACATGAATGAAAAAATAATTCAAATAGTTAATAAAATTGAATCCAAAACTGGATCAAAAACTTTCTGTCCGTTACCGTGGATACACTTGGCTACTCGTCCAAACGGTGATGCCAGACTCTGTTGTGTTACTAATGCCAGCGGAGCACAAACTGGTGATCATACTGTAGGGTTAGTTAAGAAGGTCGATGGCGAATCAGCAAACTTTGGTCGAGATTTGCCATTAGATGCATTTAATAACGAGTACATGCAAAACGTAAGAAAAACTATGCTGAGCGGTAATGTGCCTGCTAGTTGCACTAAATGTTTTGAAGAAGAATCAAACGGTGTATTCAGTAAGCGTATGTGGGAAAGTTATGAATGGATGGAAGAAGGTCTAGACTTTGAAAAACTTGTAAAAGAAACTAACGAAGATGGAACTGTGCCTCCTGTAGTGCCTTATTGGGATTTACGATTAGGACATACTTGTAATCTTAAATGTGTAATGTGCAGTCCACACGATAGCAGTCGGTGGGTGCAAGATCATGAACAATTAGTTAAAATTACAAAAAGCCCAATAATCTTAAAACAAGTCGAATGGGGTGTTAACGAATTTAATAACTACTGGTACGAAAAACCAGAGTTTTGGGAACAAGTATACGAACAAATTCCAAACATACGTCAGTTGTACTTTGCAGGCGGCGAGCCTTTAATGATCAAAGAACACAAACGGTTCTTAGAAGAAATCATACGTAGGGGTTATAGCAAACAAATTAGTCTAAGATACAATAGTAATGGAGTATTAATTGATCAACACATGATTGATATCTGGACAGAGTTTAAACAGGTTCGATATGCATTTAGTATCGACGATTACAATCAACGCAACTACTATATTCGATATCCAGCAGAATGGTCCGATATTGAAAGAAGTTTAAGATTGCTCGACAACACGCCCGATCATATACATACTAGTATTGCCTGTGCGGTGCAGGCATTGAACATTAAAAATGTAACTAATTTTGCTCGCTGGAAGTTAGAGCAAGGTTATAAAAAAATTAATAAATTTAAATTTGACGAGTTTGAATCAGGCGGTGGTATAATTAATATGCACCTATTATACATTCCTACATTCTTAAGTGCTAGGATATTGCCTCAAGAAGATAAACAACAGGTGCGAGAACAATTCATGGAGTTTAAGGATTGGTTATGGAACAACTATCGACAAGACGACAATTTCTGGCAGGTAAATCCCTATGGCTGGAAACGCTACGAGGCTATCTTGAAGTTTGTAGAAGCGCAGGATCACACACATCTACTACCAGACTTTCAAGAGTATATTCGCAACTTAGACAAGATTCGAGGAACAGACAGTAAATCTGTGTTTCCTGATCTAGCACACTTGTTATGATACCAATAAAAATACAAGCCAACAATCCGTCAACTTTAAAAATTATTTGGCAGATTACTACTGCCTGTACCTATGCGTGTGAGTATTGCCCTAAGGAACTACATACAGGATCTAACGAAACCTTAAATTTAAAAGATTTTGAAAAATTTTTAGATTTGTTTAAAGATCGTAAAATAGTAATGACTATTACTGGAGGAGAACCTACTGTACATCCTCAGTTTGTAGAAATTGCACGTCTTTTAAAAACAAAGGGAATTAAAACTGTAGTAGATAGTAATCTTTCTAGATCTACACGATTTTATACCGAAGTTGCCGATTTGATCGATAATTGGTGTGTAACTTTACACCCTTATAAGCATGAGTTAGATTTAGAAAAAATTAAAATATTGGCTGAAAAAAGTTTTACTGTAGTATATGTAATGATGGATCCTAAGTATTGGCCTAAGGCCATGGCTTGGTGGAAGGAACTTAGATCTGTTGAAAATATTAAATTAACTATACTTAAACCTGTGGATAACTGGAGTGGTGCTAACTATCAAGGGCGATTTACTGAAGAAGAAAACTTATTCTTAAACTCTACAACTCCAATATACACATTTACAGAAAATAAAATAAAAGAAGTACAACAACGTTATACTTGGCTATCTGATTTAGGTTCTACTGTAACGTGGGACGATAACAGTTTACAATCATTAGATGCCGACATGATAATGAAACAAAGCCTAAATAAATTTAAAGGCTGGAACTGTTATGCTGGTAGAGAAGTTATGGTTTTAGATAGCCAAGGTAATTTATCGTTGGCTACTTGCGGTGTTGCTAAGTTAGGGCACTGGAGTACTGTAAATATAGATGATATTTTAGATCCAGTTGTGTGTCCTAAAGAAACTTGTCATTGCGGTACTGATATTAAAGCCACTAAATTTAAAGATGAAATTCTGTAGAATAAATTTACACCAAACAAATTATAAAGAGTATCCTTGTGATATTAGTATAGGCTATCGAGATTATTTTCAAACAATTTATATCGATTATTGTAGATACAGAAAGTTTGAAAGTGTTATGCCGCTATTTCCGCAGGACTTTGAACAACCAGGTGCTACAGTTTTTACATTTTATGCTAACAATGTTCCATCTGCATGGAGCCTTACACGTGGACTAAAAGATGGCATTAGTGCCGAAAGTATTCAGTTTGCTTGGAACTATCACGAGCCAGAATTAAGATTGGGTATACGTAGTTTAGAACACGAATGCGCCTACTATAAAAAATTAGGCTATAAATATCTTTATCTTGGACAAGTTGCAGAATATAAAACTTTGTTCGACGGCTACGAAGAACTAGGCCCGGGTTGATTCAAATCTCCAGCGTACAACATCATTGTATTGCTGATCGTTCCAATTTACATAATATCCTTCTCTACAAAGATATCTGCTGGCTTCATTGATGTTTTCTAATCTCTGGGCTATTATAATATTGTAACGTCCATTGTTAAAATTTATACCGTGAAATGGTTCTGGAATTTTTGTATGATCTTCTAGTAATACAAAATTTTCTAGCATAAATTTTTGATTTAAAACTTTTACATCCTCTACAAATATTTGAGGATCTGTATCGTCATCACAAACAAACACTACAGCGTGTACGTTATCATTCCAAGATTCAAATTTTTTAGCAATATCAGTTTTATAATCGTTAGTTTTTATAAATTCAACTTGATTATTTAAAACAGCCTGACGTGCAAACGGACATATAGGTAGACTGTTTAATAATTCGTGTGGAACAGATAAAGTTGTTTCTACCCAGTCTTTTAAATATTGTTCATACTCCGTAGTCACGTTGCCCTCCTTGTCGTTTAATGTCTAATGTTAGACAATGCCAACCACCGTCCCAAAAGAATCGATTACGTAAAGGACATACTATAGGAGTAATACCTTTTGATTCTAACAGTTTTAATAATTCGGGGTTGTCGCTGTTTACTACTACATGTCGGTCGTCAACTATTAAACAGTTTAGATCAAATATTGTTTCTTCACAGTATCCTGTCCAATTAGGTAAAAAACTTTCTACAAATTCAGTAAATTGGTCATTACTTTCCTCACCTGGCACCCACCAACTTCCTCTGTTCTTATCACGTAACTTCCACCACTCTTTAACATGGTTCCAATTTGGATCGTTAAAATAAATGATTTCCCAGCCAGGAAATAAATGCTCATTACCTTTAAACCAAGGTCCTGCTATAACTACACCTTCCTTAACTACTGTAAAAATTCCGTCAAGGTGTCCCCCTATACAAACATCTTTGTAGTTGAATGCCGGATACTTTTCATTTAAGAACTTTAATATGTCTGCACTCTGCCATAAATCTACTAGGCAAGTGGTTCCAATTCTTGTTAAATTAGGACTACAAAATCCCATAAGACTAGAAACATCAGGATCAGGATTTGTTAAAAAATAATCTTCCGGTAAACCACGATCCTTGGCGGCGGCACGTAAATTATATTCACTGCGTTGAAACTCCATACGACCATTGTATATGCTAAGATCTATTTGATCTTCGCCAAACCATTCAATAAACTTATTAACATATCCTTCTACTTCAAATGTTCTATCAGTAATCAACAGTTTATTGCCCATCACTATACTGTCATCTCGAATCTGCAGAGGACTAGTTGGAATCATGTTTTTCTTAACTAGGTTAGGACGAGCACTGGCAAATCCCATCTTACCGTTAACATCAACATAATCAAGTATGCTGTCTTTGTAACCCAACTCTTTAGGAGTGGCTTGCAGTACTTGTATACCATGACTTTTCATCTGTGTTTTGAAGTATTCGATATCTTCTATAGTTTCGTGCATAATTTTCTTTAGCACCGAAGATATGCGTGAATTTTTTACACCGTCAAAAAAACTAGGATCATACACACTGCCCACAGCCACTACTTCAAGTGGTTGCAATTCGTCCCAACTATTTAATTTAATTTTGTCCATCTGGCCAATCTCTGTAATAGGCATGCTGTATGTTTCCTGCCACAAATTGATTAAAACTTTTATGTTTATCTTCTAACTCCCCTTCTAAGGGAGCCACACGTTGAAATGCTGTTTCTAACTGTGCCATATTATTAAATTCCATCATAATATGCCACTCAGGAATATCCATGCTACGGAAACCCATCTTACATCTAGTAATTCTATAACTTACCATCTTGCCTTCGCTAACAAGATGATCTAAAAAAGAACGCATATTATTAACCCAATCGAGGTCACTAATGTCCCCTGCTTTGTCAGCCCAAACGTGGTATATGTCCATTATTGCTTTTCCGCCCAACTACGTTCTAGACACCAAAAACATTGTTCACAAGTAGGAACATATTGCCCTGGTGTATAAGTTTCATAGTTTAATCCATTAAACACTTCCGGATACACATTAGTATCACCTTCACAACTGCGTGTTATATAATACAAATCTAATATATTAAAATGTTTGTATTGTTGATATATCCAATCTTTTTCTACAAATCGAAAAGGATGACAACTAACTCGACCCATGTGTACTGTTATCATTTTAGTTAAATTTTCTAGTACTGGTGCAATGTCTCTAGTCGGCATTGCGCCATTTAACGGCTCATGAGGATTGTGAGTTACTGCATTAAAATAAGCATCAAGGTTTTCTGTGTGTGCTATATATTCTGCATGAGCTCGAATTTCGATAGTGTCGCCACTTTTTAGTTCACCGTATTCATCTATAATTGTTGGACCTTTAGATCCCCACTCAAAGTCTGGTGGAATAAAGTTTTCATGTCTAATATATTCAATGCTTGGAAAGCGTTGTTGTAGCCATCTAAAAACATCTAAACTATTGTATTTTTGCCACGGGCGTAACTTCCACATACGCACATTACTAATTATGTGTACTTTAGATTCAAAGTTATTTTCACTAATTAATTTAGAAATTAAAAATGCTAATAGAGCACTGTCGGCACCACCACTTACGCTAATACCAATATTACGCCAATCGGGTGCCAAAGGAACGGCCACTCCGTTAATATCGTGTAATATGCTAGTGTAAGGCGTTGCTTCATAAAGTGCCTTTAGAGTGTCTCTAATCATATAAGTATTTAAATGCTACACCAGACTAACAAAAAATTTCCTATCCAATCTATTATTGATCAAGTTCTGTCTTTGGAATTTGATAAAAGATTAGCCCTTAACGAAACCAGAGGAACTGTGTTTAACGGTCCGTATGTCACAAAGCCCGAGTTCGTTGGAACTCCGTTAGGAGATCTATTAGCCAATTTGGATAACGTAGGAGAAGCCAGATTAATGAGACTTCGTCCGGAAGAATGTTACATGGCGCACAGCGACCCGGATGATCGGTTACACTTAGCGATTACTACTAATCCGTATTGCTATCTCATCGACTTAGATGAAAATAAAATGTATCATCTTCCTGTCAACGGTGAAGTTTGGCTAATGGATACCGGGCCTAGGCATGTAGCAGTTAACTTTGGTAGTCGAGATAGAATTCATTTAAATATTCGTGTTCCTTTACCAGACATTAAAGAAAACCCAGTTCATATAAAAATGTTAGGTGGAGATTTTGATTTTAAACACATTATAAATGTGAACATGAGTACATTTATAAATTATGCTATAAAGCAAGGCGATATTACTGGCTTTCGTTGGATCAACGACAGAGAAATAATGATTTCTTACAAAGACGAAACTGTTTTAGAAAATTTTAAAAATTTAATTTCTCAAACAGGAATGCACTACGAAATTTTAAGAGTTTAATTTCTTTCTTTCTAAAAATTGATCTGTTGGTTTTGAAATCGTAGGTGTTTGACCACATATACGAGCACACATGATCATTTTCTTATTTGTCCAATATTCTTCCCACACTGTCTGCCATGGTTTAGAATCTATAACTGCTTTTATACCAACGTTAACAGCATCTAATGCTTGTGGTCCGCCTAATGCATCAACTAAGTCGTGATACTGTCGTTTAATTTCAGATCGTATATGCGCATTAACATTATCATAATCATATTGTGTATAAGGTGCGCTGGCTAACCAACAGCAGGGCATGACCATCTTAAAAGCATCTATATAAATTTCTCTATCACGTTGTACCTTACAACTAATTTCAAGAGGCATGATAGTTTCTCGATAGTTATCTATCATTTCTTTGCTAATAAAATGCATCTTGTTATCATTAGGAGGTTCAATATAATGTGTAATATTACCTTCCTTGTCAATAACTCTATATCTAGGTTCTCCTAAAAATCTACTGGAATTTTTTAATGTAAAAATTTCAAAGCCTAAATCTTTAGCACGTCGACGCGCTTCTTCTTCCTGATGTTCGTTATGTTTAAATTTTAAGAAAACCCACTCAGCACGACCGCCTGCATCTATAAATGCTTTAGCATTACGTATAACATTTTCATAGGTTGTTCCGACTCGATATAAATGATGTGTATCCTCCAATCCATCGATGCCAAAATTTATCATGTGATTCTGTGGTAGGCTACGAGCTAATTCTTCCCACCATTCAGTTTTACGAGCACCACCGTTGGTATGTACATTAATAACAAGATTAGGACTTTTTGGTACTATCCATTTTATCATGTCTAAAAAATCGTTGTTTAATAACGGATCTCCAAAGTTTCCACAAAAGTAGATGCCTTTAACTTGTGCGATCACTTCGTCTGTAAAAATATCTTGGAAATCTTTTAGTGTCCAATTATTAATTTTTAACAATGGATTGGGCTGACCGCCGTGATAGTTTCTAGCACACATAGGGCAACTGGCTTGACAGTTATTGGTTATTTCTAAATGAATGGTTTGAAGTTCGTCAAATTTAAACATACTGGGTATTTACTTTTTATTTCCATGGTGCTAAAATAAAATAAGTACATTATGAATTTTAGTAAAGAATATACAGAAGGTGCAAGAGAATATCTATACACTTCTGCCAAATGTTTAAAATTAGATTTGGAAATCCCACACGAAGCCATGGCTGCCGAAGCACAGTCGTTAAAAGATCAATTTATTAGATATAGAAAAGATGACGGATACGACCACCACGATTGGTTTAGTTTACCTATATACGGATTAGGGTTAGATCGTCCTATGAGTTGGGATGCCTACGGATACGCTAGTCCACGCGAGGCTGCTAAAGATTTTACATGGACTGAAATTGCAGAGCAATGCCCAGTAACAGTAAATTGGTTAAAAAATGTCTTTCCTAGTCAACAATTAGGCAGAGTAAGATTTATGTTGTTAAAAGCAGGTGGGTTTATTAGTCAACATCGGGACAGTCCTTACTCTATACCGGATGCTGTAAATATTGCCCTCACTAATCATCCTAATTGTGTTTGGCAGTGGACAGACGGATCTAAGGTTGATTTTAAACCTGGAGATGCCTATGCTATGAATCTCAGTTATGAACATAGTATAGAAAATCGTAGCACGGAAGATCGTTATCATTTAATAGTACATCATCATGACAGTACGCCAGAATGGAAAGACATGATGAAACAAGCATTGGAAAAACAAGATGAATCGGGTTATTTTTATTACAGTACAGATCTCTACTAATCATCCTTGGCTAGATGCTAAGATGTTACAGATTACAGAGGCAGGACAGTATCAACTTAGCGAAGGCAACTATCCAGTAGTTACAGTGAATAGTTATGAACAAATTAATGATTATTTAGATCAGGCCGACTGGCTGTTTGTGGAAACTGCAGGCGATGTGATTATTAACAGAGATCACTTGTGGAATAAAATACATAGTTTAACTGATAATATCGGAGTTATGGGGCATATTATTTGGTACCCCGAGGACACCACTCCCCACTTACACGATCAATGTTTTATTATTAATACTCGCGCATTTCCTAAAGGATTAAATTTTTCTTCTTACGAAGATTATGGATCCAGATTTGTTCGAGGGCACGGCGACATGAACTGCGGACATGCTCCACTTAGTGTGTATTTGGCAGAAGAAAAAACAGAAAGAGTCATGGACTTTGGAGCAGCCGTTATGGAGGAGGCACTAAACCAAGGCTATACAGTTGTTAACTTTGACGAAGACTGGAGATATCCAGAAAATAATTTAAAATTTATTTCTATAGAAGATTTAGTTGACGACTTAGGGTTTGATAAAGATAGATATCGCTTGCCGGCACGTGGCCATTTTTATCCTAAAATACGTCCAGAATTATTTGAACCAGCACTTAAATCTTTAACAATTACAGATGATCTTGATGAAAGTCAAATAATGATTATTGCTATTATTAAAAAGGCTTTAGAATTTAATTATTTAAATGTGTGGCACTGGGACTGTCATGCTCCGCACATACAAGCAGATGTAGTAATCAGTCCGGCTAACGGACTTTTAGGTGAAAGCATGGCACTTACCAGTAATGCTAAGAAAATAATTTTTTATGATTTAAATCCTAATAATATAGAATTTAAAAAATCTTTATATCAAACATGGGACGGAAAAAATTATCAAGAGTTCGCTAACTCCTGGGCAAAAGAAAGAAATATCGGTATTGAACCGCACTTAGATAGTGCTCAGTGCGAGTCTCAAAAGTATCAAGGATTAAATGAAAAAATATTAAACAACTGGGACCATTTTAAAAATTTAGAAGTAGAGTTTCATAATATTGATCTTTTATCAAAAATTGATTTAATAGTTTCAAAGTTAGATAATGCATTTATACACACTAGCACTATTTTAAATTATTTTATGATTAGCAATTTTTTACATAGTAAAACTGAAATATCAGATGCTAGAAATAAAATTACAAATCGTTGTTTGTCACGCAATTCACACTGGCAGGAAAGCACATGACATATCGATTAATACCATTTACTGAAGATTTAGATTTAACAGAATTTTATGCCGAGTGTGCTCGCAGAGGTTTTGAAAATAATATCAGTCAAAAAACTATGTTTGATTGTTTTAAAAACGAACGAGAGTGGGCCGGCTGGTTATTAGAATACAACGGAGAAATTATCGGAGGAGTTTGTTGCCATAGTTTTGATGATGTTATGGGTCCCGGCAGTTATCGATTACTAGCAAGGACTGTGTGCTTTACTGATCGCAGTCATAAGCCTATGCACAATGTTCGAGGATTTGTGTTTAAACATCAGTGTGTAGCCAGTCAATTCTTTATGCCTGCGGCTATTGCCTGGGCCGGAACAGATAAAAAATTCTACGGCACTAGTAATGCTAACAGTGTAGGTACTAGTAGAATTAGTCATAATATCTGGTTTCCTAAACATGTAGAGCAAGGCACATTTTACAAAGCCAAAGATGTATTTTACAGGGGATGGAATCAGTCAGTGTGGGGCCTAAATTTAGATATATACTTTGAACAACTGAAAAAATTCCCTAAATGGGAGTGCGAATTTCCTACTTGGGATCCGAGATTATAATGGCTGACTGGAATACTATATCAGAATTTGAAAATACTATTGCTGACTTTTTTGGCAGCAAATATGCTGTCAGTGTTGACTGCTGTACACATGCAGTAGAACTAAGTTTAAGATTAACTGAAACAAATCAGGTTAGTTGCCCAAGGCAAACGTATCTTTCTATACCAATGACTTTTATGAAATTAGGTTTAGAGTGGAAATTTAGAAACGAAGACTGGCAAGATTATTATTACATCGGCAACAGTAATATAATTGACGCCGCAGTGCTATGGAAGCAAGGCAGTTACATTCCAGGTACTTTAATGTGTTTAAGTTTTCAATTTAAAAAACATCTTAAACTTGGCAGAGGCGGAATGATTCTGTTAGACAATTTATCTGACTTTAAAAAATTAAAAGAAATGAGTTACGATGGAAGATTTGGAGAAAGACCGTGGCCAGAACAAATTATAGAACAGTTAGGTTATCATTATTATATGACTCCTGAAACTGCAGAACTAGGTCTTAAAAAGTTTAAAGAAGTAAAGGATATGCCTCCGCAGAAATGGAGTTATAAAGATTATCCAGACATAAGTTTACAAAAGGTGTTTCAATGACAGCAAAGCGTATATTAATAATGGGGTTACCCGGCGCAGGCAAAACCATGCTTGCTCAAGAATTAAAAAAATGGTTAGAAAACCATAGCGGTATGTTTCACAGTGATCGAGAAATGGCTCACCAGAGTTACGCTACTGTAGAATGGTTTAATGCCGATGATGTCCGCAAGAAGTATAATGACTGGGACTTTAGTCAAGAAGGACGTATACGTCAAAGTCATAGAATGAGGGAATTAGCAGATCGAAGTTCTGCAGATTTTGTCATTGTTGATTTTGTAGCACCTTTGCCCGAAATGCGACATAATTTTAAAGCAGACTGGACTATCTGGGTAGACACTATAGATGCTGGTCGATATGAAGATACAAATAAAATGTTTGTAGCACCAGATGTCTACGACTTCCGCATTACAGAACAGAATGCAGAGAAGTGGTCTGAATTTATCGGAGAACATATCCTTAGCAATCGTCGTAGACCTACGTTCGACTGGCAAAAAGAAACAGTACAAATGTTAGGACGATGGCAGCCGTGGCATGCTGGACATCGTGCGTTATTTGAACGTGCCATTGCCAAAACAGGGCAAGTTGTGATACAAATACGTGATTGTCAAGGTTGGCAAGGGTCAAACCCGTTTGCTATAGAACAAGTCAAAAGTTACATACGCAGAGATCTAGATCCTCTGTATCAGGGACAATACGAAATACAAGTTGTGCCTAACATTGTAAACATTACCTATGGTAGAGATGTAGGCTATCGAATTGAACAAGAAACTTTTGATGATGCTATACATTCAATAAGTGCCACTAAGATAAGAAAAGAGATGGGACTTAAATGAACAAGTATCACGTCCGATTCAATACCAAACACAACGGTTCTAAATTAGTGTGGCGAGTGTTTGAAAACGGCCAAGAGCATTTTGCGTCGGATGTTAGAATCTTTGGAGAAACGTTTACAGAATGTACGCAAGAACACGGTGAAACTAAATGGAACATCGCCTGCTACGGTCGGCTAGTATGGGCCGCCGATCGAGTAGCAATTATAGTAACCGAAAAAGATTAAATGTTAACACAATCCCCTGCAGTCATTGATTATTCTATAGATTTGTACAATAACTATTGTGCATCATCTGCCATGACATTTCAAAAATATCGAGATCTTATTCATGCACCAGGGTTTACTGGATGTATGGTAAATCATCAGATAAAGACTATATTCATGCACATAGATAAGTGTGCAAGTCGAAGTCTCACTGCCGCTTTAAAATCTGCTGGATTTACATTAATATCAGACGATTTAAATTTTGAATTACAGGATGATTATAAAATTTTTGCAGTAGTCAGAGATCCACTATCTCGCTGGTCAGCGGGCTTAAACGAGTATATGTATAGATTCATTGGTCCTGAATGTACAGAAGAAAATCCTATGTTCGGAATTCCTGTACCTAGAGATATGGTATTATCGCTGGAGCAGATAGCAGAAGAAGTAAAACAAAAAAAGTTTATTTTTGAAGAACACACTGCCCCGCAGTATCTTTTTTTAATTCCTTGTAAAGATAAAAATATTCAAACTTTTAAAATGGATAATACCCTTGAACAAAAAATACAAAATTTTTTAGGAATAGATGTAAGACTTCCACACTATAATAGTAGTGAAAAAAAATTACCAAATTATAGTGTATTCTGTAAAACTTTATTTGATAATTATGTAAAAAATTCAAAAGAATTTTTTAAATTATACGAAAAAGATTTTGAACTTTATAAACACAGTGAGTAAATTATGTTAAGTAAAAACGAATGGGATCCTTTAAAAACTGTAATCGTTGGCATTGCCGACGATGCTAAAATACCATCTCTAGATAAAAGTCTAAGATGCGTAAACTATGCTGACTACACAGACGAAAGTAAAATTCCTCAGGGTAGATATCCGCAACAAGTTATAGACGAAGCCAACGAAGATTTAGAAGAATTTTGTAAATTTTTAAAAGGGGAAGGTGTTGAGGTTCTTAGACCCGATTCTAATTTTGAACCAAACTATTATAACTATTGTCCTCGCGATAATGTCATAGTCTACGACGATTTAATATTAGCAACTCCACAACCCCTAAGAGCGAGAGAAGGAGAGTGGCGTAGTATGGACGCACATTTTCAAAGATTTGCTAAAAACGGAGTACGTTACATACAGGCAGCGGCGGAAAAATCCGATGCGTTATATAATGAAAAGTGTCTAGGAGACAAAGACATTTTAGCACTAACAGAAATAGAACCTTGCTTTGATGCGGCAAATGTTTTAAAAGATAACGATAACTTATATTATCTAGTCAGTAACAGTGCTAATAAGAAAGGTGCAGAGTATCTACAAGAATTAGTAGGACCGTCAAAAAAAGTATGGCTAGTTGAAGGTGTTTACAGTTATATGCACATAGACAGTACTATAGCATTGTTAAGAGAAGGACTAATGCTGTTAAACGGGAGTCGAATTAAGAGCAAAGATCAATTGCCTAAACCTTTACAAAGTTGGGATGCCATTTTTGTCGATGATGCTGTCGATGTAGGTCATTATCCCGGTTATTGTAATGCTAGTAAGTGGATGAATGTAAATTTGTTTAGTATTAATCCTAATCTAGTAGCACTGCCCAATGTACAAGAACCTCTAAGAAAAGAATTGGCCAAATATAAAATAGAGTGTGCTATGCTACCTGGACGACAACAAAGGACCTTAGGTGGCGGATTTCATTGCGTAACCCTCGACATTGCTAGGGATCATAAATGAGACCATTGTCGGGAAAAACTTTTGATACTCGAAACGATCATTACTTTTGTGTTTTGTATCAAAAGTTGTTCTCTGACCCTATTTTAATTCTTCAAAACGGAGAGATATTTAGATCCGATCAACAATCAGAAAAATATACTTTTTTTGATTATTATCAAGATTTATATACTGGTACCTTTATAGAAAAAATATCAAAGCCACACATGATATACACAGGTATAGGCAATATACCGCAGTTAGAATCGTTAGAACTAGATAGCAAAGTTATTGAAAAACTTAATCAAACAGGTTTAGAAATATATCTGTACGAAATATTATCATTTACTAATAACTCCGATGACCGATTTTACATTGATCCGGTCAATTATCATCGAGGTAATAAATCTGCTAAAGAAGTTTTTTCAGAAAAAGATAACAGTGAAATATTATTCTGTTATGAATTTGAATCGATTAAAGAGTTTGTTATTAAAAATAAATTAACAAATGTTTCTGTCTTTACATGCGATTATTATTGTAGAGAAAAATTTTCAAATCAATATAAAGAATTTAAAATTTTTTGTAAAGATATTTTTATCCAATCGTTGTTTAATGAAAATACTGATCCTATACGAACCAATTTTAGCAGTGATGAAATCAAGTATAAATTTTGGTCTGCAAATTGGAGGTACACGTCATTTAGAAATATAATTGCCGCATATCTTTGTCAGCGATCTTCTTTAATTAGTTGGAATTATAACGTGTCTACCGAGGAGTTTTTATCAGCATTGTGGTTTGAGTTAGATTTTAAAAAAAATGAACTAGTAAACGGCAACAAATATTTAAATCAAAAAGGTCCGTTTAGCATTGATATACCCGGCGAGATTGTAAATTTATCATCTGAACAAATCAGTAAACCGAGTGTTAAAAGTCCCGACTGGACCCATCCATTACCTATTGAATTTTATGCTCAATGTTTTTGTGCAGTAGTTACAGAATCTCGGTTTACTCAGGATACTGGATTGTTCAGTGAAAAAACAATAAACGCAATTAGAGCTATGCGACCTTTTGTGTTAGTTGCTCCTCCACGCACTTTAGAATATTTAAAACTAATGGGTTTTAAAACTTTTGGCGAGGTCTGGGACGAAAGTTATGATACAGAGATTAATCACTCACGCCGCATGGAAAAAATTTTAAAACTCATTGACCATATCGATAGTTATAGCATCGAGGATCTCAAAGAATTATATGATAAAATTAAACCAGTTTTAGAACATAATTTAAAAAATCTTTCTACGTTTAAAAACAATGCAGTTATATTATGAAAAATTTTGATGTTGAAAGTCCTTATTATTTTTGTGTTGTATATCAAGACTTAAAAATACAGTCGCCTTCTATTATTTTAAAAACGGGAGAGATTGTAAATCAAGAAGAAATTTGTAATGATTATTCGTTTTTTGATTATTTTGATGACTACTACAAAGATACTTACCTATACAACTATCCAACGCCTTTTATGGTTTATACAGGCATTGGTCAAATTTCTCAAATAGAAAATTTAATTTTACCTAACGATGTTGTAACTTATATAAATGAACACGGATTGGACATCTTCTTCTACGAAAATTTGTTTTTTGATATCGGCGAAAAAAATACGTTTAGTTTAAAAGACACCGATGCTTATAATAACCCAATAATAAATTCAGTTTATATCATAAATGGTTTCGAATCTACTATAAAAAATATTGAAAATTTACATTGTTTTGAGCTAGATAGTGTTAAAAAATTTGTGTTAAAAAATGGATTAACAAAGGTAAGAGTCAATACCTTTGACTATAACGTTGAGAAATATTTTAAAGAAAAATATTCGTTTGAAATTAAAAATCGAGATATTTTTAAAACCTCATTATTAAAACACAGTACTGATTCTACTACCACTTATACATATAATCCCGATTCTAATATACCAGATTGCTCAAAAATAAAATACAAATTTTGGTCAGGTGCCTGGAGATACACAGGATACCGCCATTTATTAATCAGTTATATAAAAAATTTAGAAACAAAATATTCTTGGCAACACAATGTTTCATTTGAAGAAATAAACAGCAATCTGTGGTTTGATATCGATCGCTGGCAAAATATCTACCCAGAACTTTATAAAAAAATAAAAAATGGCGTCGAGGAGTTACAAAATCAAGGACCAATAGTAATGGATTATGTATTTCATAGACAAGAGTGTCCTAGCATAAACGAATTACCTATATCAGTATATCAAAGTTGTTTTTGTGCAGTTGTCAGTGAAACTAAATTTGCACAGCCCACAGGAATGTTAAGTGAAAAAACTCTAAATGCAGTTAAATCATTTAGACCTTTTATACTAATGGCTCCGCCTTATTCTTTAGAATATGCTAAAAAACTAGGATTTAAAACTTTTAGTGATTTTTGGGACGAAAGTTATGACCAAGAAGAAAATCACGAACAGCGATTAATAAAAATATTTAAAGTTATTGACTATCTAAGTTCAAAATCAATAGAAGATTTAAAAGTACTCTATAGTGAAATGACACCAATTATAGAACACAATTTTAAAAATTTAGAATCTCTTAAGAAAAACTCTAACTTTTTTTAATACCGGTAATCTGCATAGTATATCGATCTTCCGCACCTTCGTTGTATGCGGCATGATTCGCTCCACCGACCCAACTTACCCAGTCCCCGGCTTTCCAATCCTCAAATTTGTAATTTTCTAAAACAAACTCGTGACCTATTTTTTTATCTTCTAAAAATACAATTATCCGCTCTATTTGATTAATGTCATCAATGTTATTAGTTTTAGAATAATATTCATACCTATCAGAGTGTTCGGGCAGTCCGGTACCCGGAGTCATTCGATGTACAGCATACATTTTTTCTTTTAGCCAACTAAACTCTTGTTCAAGAATTTCCTTGCTAATAAAATCTGGAAGAGTTTTGTGTATGTTGATAGAAATATCAATATTTTTATAAACATCCTCTTGATAATCCATCAATTTAAAACCGTTGTAAACGTTTGCAGGTGGAGTGAATAACACTGCTTTAATATCACTCATACTCCAAAATGGCGTAATATGCCCTCTATTCATTATTGTTCTTCCCACACATGCGGACCTTTTTTAGGTACAGCAAAGTTTAGATAGGTTTCGATTTTTTCTAAATCTTTCTTTGACTTTAAACTTACTAGTTCGTTGGCAAAGTGTAGTTCTACACCTAGATCTAATGCCAGTTGCAGTAATTCGCTACGTCGTTGCACGTCGTCTGTTAGACAGTACATACTGCACAGTACAATACCGTCTGGACGTTCTTTAATGTAGTATTCTAGTCCAGGTTGCCAGTCCATGTGTTCATTTTCAAACTCGTAACTTGTATAAGCAATCTTATTCTTTTGACAGTATGGCTCTATAATTGCACGTTGCATCGGTAATGGAATATCTTTACTAAACTTACTATTCCAACCAGCATAGGTAATAAAACTTTTACCAGTATAGTCCATTGTGTCTGCAACTTCATAGTCGCCTGGCAGTCGCATAAATCCGCCAGGAAGTCTACGACCCCACTCTTCGCCTTCAATAAGAATACGCATGTCCATACTAACACGAGTATATCCCTCTGTGTTATTTTTATTGCCATGTATATGTTCTTGAAAGAACAAGTGGCTTTGGCCGGGTTCCAGTGTAACAGGCCAGGCATGTTTTAGACTTTCTTCTTCAAACTTTTCAAGACTCCACTTTTCAGCAAGCACACGTTTTGTAATTTCTCGACTAATATCTAAGTCTAACATCCACATAGTATTAGTACCTTTGGCTTCTGTAAATGGGGTCCAGATAGTACGACAACCGCGACCATTTCCTACAAAAATACCTTGATGAAACGCCAGTCTACGTCCTACGCTTTCTTGATTGGGAATTACCACACGAAGAGTGCCTTGACGTTGAATCATGTAACGTTTACCAGCAATTCGTTGTGGAACTATGCCTGCGGCAAATTCATCAAATCGTTCCATAAAATCTTTACGACTGCATGAATTTTGCACATGCTGACTTACCCGCACAATCTCAACGGGAGTAAGAACTTCATGCATTGTTTCAAGTTCTTTTACTTGTGGTGCAACTTCTTGTATGACACTTAACGCCCACGCAGGCCAGTTATACTTTTCTAAATTGTAATTAACAACTTTGTTGTCCCAATGAGTTTGCAGTTCATTTAACATGTAAAATGTTTCTCCAAATTTCTATAGTTCGATCAATGCCGTCATTTAAACTAACCTTAGGAGTCCACCCAGTGTGTTTAGTTAAAAGATTATGGTTGCTGTTTAACCAGTAAATTTCTCCCTGACGCTTAGGTTTTTTATTCCAGTTAATTGCACCGTTCCAGTTTAGTTTCTTAGCAATAATGCTGGCTAGATCTTTTATCTTGATAGGATTGTCTGGTCCTACTGTAAAAATTTTTCCTGTTTTACCGATGTTAGGATCTTCTATTAATGTCATCCAAGCGGCAAGTAAATCATCAATAAAAATAAAATTGCGAAAAGGCTCGGCATAACCAAAATTTACCTCATTAGGATTTTTTAACATCTGTGTAATAATTTGTTCTACAACAAAGAAATCATTATCTTTACGACCATAACTATTAGTCTGACGAATGGCACTAAAAGGAAAGCCGCAACTACGATGCATATATTCAAGATATTTTTCTACACCGTATTTGGCTACAGCATAGGGAGCATTAGGGTGAGGTTCGGTATTTTCATCAAACGCAACATGATTTAAAGGTTGACCGTTATCTTTAATTTCGTCGCTAATAGGTTGCCAGCCATACACTTCCATGGTACTGGCAAAAACAAAATTTTTAAAATTCTCTACTTTGCTAGCCGCTTCGATTAAGTTGACGCTACCAACATAATTAATTTGACTAAATGTTATTTGCTCATAAAAACTTTTTTCAACTTCTGTACGAGCACCAAGGTGTACTATGACATCTGGTTTAAAATCTAATACTTCTTTGGTTACTGCTTCAAAATCTAACAAATCGCTTTTAAGAGAGTAAAAAGTATGATTTTTTTCAATCAGTGGTTTAAGATGTGATCCGATAAATCCACTGGTTCCGGTCATTAAAATTTTCATAGAATATTCCTTGGTTCATGATATTTAAACAAACCTATCATTCTACATAGGTTGTTTTGACTACAATTTAATTTTGGTCTTTTCTAAAGGCCATATAGGCTGTAAATTTAATTTTTCTGGACAAAGACTACATTGAGATATTGGGGTTTTAATATTGTTCATAAATTGTTTAATTTGTTCGTCCGAAGACCACGGTGAGCAGGCCTGATAGTTTTCTAGAAGAGTTTTAGCACGATCCTCTATCAAAAATTGCTGATTTAAATCTCTTCCCACTGCTGTTAAAAAACATTTATAAAGTTCGCCTCTTACAAAATAATGACAATCAAATGCTGAACAAGCACTGTGAGCAATTTCTGGATTACTATTATGAAAATACGTTACTCTATTTTTAATCTCTGTAGTTGCTGAATTAAAAAAATTATAATATTTGACTATTTGAGCTATTTTTATACCGTCAGCATAGTATTCAAGATGATCTACATGAAATTTATCAGGTATAACTTTTTCTTCATAATTAAAGACACTGATAATTTCTAACAAATTGTTTTTAATATCATCATATTGATTAGGATCGTGAACATTTATTTCTAACCATAATCCCTTTTTTATTGCATCTCTTGACAATTCTTTGAAGGTAGAGAGATAAGATCCGTTTGTACAAATACTAAAATTTTTGTTATCTGGCCAGCAGGATCTGAGACCATCTATCCAATTTGGTAAATCTGGATTAGCATACGGTTCTCCACCTAGGATACTCATAAAATCTAAATCAACTTTTTTTGACCACTCAATATAATGATCTCGATAATCGTTAAATTTATAGTGTCCCGAAAATCTTCTATTATTGAAAGTACAGCAATTATTACAGGTAAGATTACAAACATTAGTCATGTAAAATTGTGCTATTTCAATAAAATGTTTGTTCATCATCTAGTTCCTATAATCATAAATCGCTTGTACAGGGGTAGTTCTAATTCTCCTGCCCATAATACATTTACATCACATTGAGATTTAAATTCTTCTAAATCTTGAGCAGGCCTAACGTGTTCAGGAATGCTGTAGTTGTTGCTCTGTAATACCAATAGACTGTTGTTAGGATGTCCTATTGACCAAGTGTCGTATTGATCTTGTGTAATGTGTTCACAACTAGTATTAATTATAATATCTGCATCACTGCGAATAGTACACATATCTGCTGTGACAGCTCTAAATCTTCCTTGTTCTAGTTCTATCTGATTCATATTAGATGCTATATCCTTGCAGTCTGGATCTATGTCGATACTACGAATATGTTTAATAGATAAGCCAGATTGAAACAACATACTAGATAACACTCCTACCCACCCGCCATGTATGTCTATAGACACTTCTTGATTGACAAACGGTTTAATATTGTCTATTAACCATTCTTTACTAAGAATTTGGCCTCTCCAAAAAGCATCCATGGTACGTATAGGATCTTTGCTAGATCGAATTGCTCTCATCCAGTGGTGTAAATGTTCTGTATCTATCTGCATCTTTTTTTAATCTTTTCAAAAAAACTTAAAGGTTTAGGAGCAACTAAATCTGTATCAACATTTATATATTTTAAAAAATCTCGAGCAAATGCTTTGTGACCGTCGGGTCCGGCATGATTGTCGTCTAGGGCTTTATTATAATTTCTTTCATAGTTACTCATGAATAGCGAAATATGTTCTATATTTTCAAATAAAAACTTATCTCGAGGCTCAGCAATCATCTGATAAAACTCTAGTCCCAGATCTTTTATTTTTCTAGTAGCATCTCTTATATAAAGTTTGCTTGCGACATCAGAATCATAGAAAGCATGAAGATTTTCATAATAACTACGTGCCATTATTTCTACTTCTCCATAACTATTGCCTACTTGACTAGGCAATAAATTTGTTATATTAAAGGGAGTTCGAATAACCGCAGTTCTATCAGGATATGTCCATAAAATTAATACCAAATCGTCTGAACGGAATTTAAACTTAGATATAGAATACCATATTCGTTTGTTACTAGACCCTGGCACTGATTTGTTAATGCATTTTCTTCCAAGTGTCGACGCAATTATTTCGGGCCAACAGTGCTTACTAGGTTTCTCGGTATCCGGCCAGCAATCTTCTAATCCTACACCATAGGTCATGGAATCTCCGAACGCTATTAATCTTTTCATTTTATTTTTGGTATTTTACTATCTGCCGAACTAACACAAGTTGGAGTTATACATTTTTTAGGACTGTCAAATAATTTAAATCCGCTTATCAAAGTTCCTAATGATTCATCGTGACAACTATAACTACGTTTAACTTCGTTGCTTCTTATTATAACACTTTGATAGCCAGCATTGCAAGTCCAATTTTGAAATTTGTTAAAACCAAATGCGTTAAATCTTTCGGCTTGATCAAACAAATATTCGTGCCCTAACTCGTCAAATAATGCTACCTGATACAACTGCTCGCCACTCGATAATTGCGGAAATCCTGTTTGCATAACCTCTAACATTTTGTCATCGTAACCACTGACTACAAAACTAGCCGTAGGATCGCTTTGAGGTTTTAGTGTTACATTTATACCTCGTTTGTATAGACGTTCGCATCGTGCATAGGTGTCCCAGAACAATTCTGGAACCATTACCTGATTTACTGTTACATGAACACCTTCGTAATTTAATTGTAGACATTTGTCTCCAAATTCTTGTTCACGTGCAAATTCTGTATGGAAACTGGCTGTTAAACTTCTGCGTTGTAGCATCTCAGTATTTTTACACCAGGTGCCCCACCACTTACTTCCTGGACTAAGATTAGTAGTCATGTGGATACTTTGATAAGGAGATTTTACTCCATCGTCTAAATGTTTAACTAAATCTAATAATCGTTTATATGCTGTAGGTTCGCCGCCACTAAAACTCCAATGAAAATCAGTGAAGCCTTGTTCACGTGCCTGACGTTTTATTTCGTCAACGGTGTTTGTATAAGTTTCATAATCTAGATGATCCAATTTATCACTTCTAGCATAGGGCCAGCAGTAACTACAATTATAATTACAAAAACGACCTAGTATCCAACTTACGTTGAACAAAGGTCGTTCAAGCATAGTGCGTTGACCAAATTTAACTATTTGGTGGAACGGGATATCTTGAAAAGAATTGTCGTAGCCATTCAAAATCATTTATTTTACCTAGTGCTTTTAAATCTCCGGCCTTTTGCATGCCGTACATTTTGCCATCCTCTGCGCCAAGAAACGCCCAGTTACCGTGCAATCTATCTACGTGTGGGGTACACCACTCTAATAACCTATGCTCAGTTTCAGTGTCAACTTGTCCATCTATAACTTTACTGGCTAACTTAACGCACTCGCGAAACGCACTCTTCCAAGTATTAAACGGATCAGTGTTAAAAGCAGTAATATTACTAACTTCAGCCATTGCTTTAAATTTTGTACTAATACTGGTAGTCATGTCTGGTTTAGAAATATCCATATCCAGCGTTAACTTACGTGGCAATAGTTTTACTCCGCCGTACCCGTATTCTAAATCATTTATAGGATTACGACTGCGCCATACATGTACTACATCTAAATCCCATTCGCTAACTTCGTAGTCAAAATTAAATGTAGGTAATACCTCTGCATCGCCATCCACTACCCAAACCATTTTAGTAAAGGCTTTTTTAGCCGCGGCAATATGTGCTTGATGAATTCCTGCCACATTGGTAACACGTTTAGCCAAGGGATATCTATTTTTTAATCGTTCCCAATTGGCTTCTGCATTAGGCTCACCGTAACTGATAAACACTATGTCGTACATTAGTGCCACTCCACTTCAGGAAACATTGTTATAGTTTTGTATTCAGTATTACTAGTATCAGACGAGATGCGATAGATCATTTCTGAAAGATGGTGTGGATCTAAAGCGTTAGTAACATCACCGCAAGGATATGGATTATTTTCATTCCATAAGGTTGTGTTAATGCCGCCTGGATGTATACTAGATACTTTTATACCCCTCTGTCTAAGTTCTTGGCCTAACACTCCGGCAAAACTTTTTAAAGCAGCCTTGCTGGCACAGTAAATGCTCTGATGTTGAATTTCTCTTAGTCCTGCTACACTGTTAACAAAAACAACTTTTGAACCTGGCTCCATTATTGTTAACGCTTGATTAGTCACATACATTGTGCCTTTTACATTAGTATCAATAACATTCGCAATATCAAAATATTTTGAATCTGCAAAGTCGCCCATATGAAAAGCAGCCGTATTGTTTATTAACACATCAATTTTAGTTTTAGTTTTTTTAAGTAGATCAAATGCAGTATGGACTTGGCCAATATTAGCCACATCAGCAACTATGTGTGTATAGTTGTCATAACTCTTTAAATCTGTTCTACTAACTCCAACAACTTTCCATCCATTTTGTAAAAATGTTTCTGTCAGTGCTTTACCTAGCCCTCGACTAGAACCTGTAATTAATACTGTTTTCATTGCATACTTCTCATTCGGTCGCAGGCCTGTTCTATTTCACTGCGTGTTACGTCATTGATAATTTCGCAACGGCCAATACTTATAGGAACAGGTATATATTGATTACCATTGCGATGGTTCATTACATCTTGTAAACCTGCCCACAGCAGGTCAACATTATAAAAATCTTTGTGTTCTGTAGGCAAGTCACAACTGCGAACAGTTTTAAAAATACGGTGTAAATGATCGTTGCTGATATATCCTCTTAAATTACTAATACAAGCACTTAAAAGACAATCTAACATTACTGCTTCACCATGTAACAAATTAGGAACATTTTTCATTTCAACCATAGGACTAAATGTATGTCCAAAATCTACAGGACGCTGTAAGTCTCGTTCCCAAAGATTATCATTCAGTTCTTCAGTCATACCCGAAATTGCACGATCAATTATTTTATCTGCTAACACATAATTTTGAAATTTAAGTCTTAGTAATTCCTGCGGATTAAGTTCAATTAATTCAAATAATTGATAATCAAGAACTATGGCTAACTTTAAAATTTCTGCCATGCCGTTTGATATTTCTCTGTGATCTTGTGTTTTAATAAAAGACTTATCAATTAATGTCAATGTCGGTGGATAAAAACTACCAATTCTATTTCTAAACCCAAAATGATTAATGCTTGTTTTTGCACCTACACTAGCATCAACAATAGCCAATAGTGTAGTTGGTATTCTAACATAAGGAACACCTCTACGATATATACTGCAACAAAATCCTACTAAGTCTAAAAGAACTCCACCGCCTACAGCAATAACCGTTTCTCTCCGTAGTAATTTTATATCTTGAAAAAACTGTAAAACACGTTCGGCGTTTTTCCAATCTTTTTCAGATTCTGTACTGCGTACTGTAAAAATCTCTGTGCCAGCGGGAATTTTGTCTTTGTACAAAGCATAGACTGTTTCATCAACCACGGCTATTCTACGCTGACCGGGAATTATGTCCCAATCCAATGCATTAGGTACTTTGACTATATCAAACTCTACAGGAAGGGTAGTCTTTACACGCCATGTCATAATAGTTTATTTACGAGAGCGCAAGCATGAGCATAAAAAAACTTTGCCGCTTCTATGTTTCCAGCGTGACATTTAAACGGCAACATACGAAAAAACTGTGTGGCTTCAAATAATCTTATCAACAAATATTCCTGATTTGTAAATCTACGCTCTAATTCTTCATTAAACAGTTTATCGAAGTACAATAAATTTTTTGGAAACTTAGTGTCGAATCCTGTAACGTTTCCTTTTACACGTATCACACTGTCATTAAGAATACCGTAGTAACTGCTACTACATTGTAGTATCTGACTATAGTCCATAAACTTGCTGTCTACAATACCTTCTTCATATAAGTCAATAAACACTATACCTGTTTCTTCGCTGTAAAGAATATTTTCTAGCGTTGGATTTCCGTGTACGTAACTTTCTGTAGTTATAACTTGATCAAACAACTTAGATAATTGTTCTAATTTATGTTTAATACCACTAAATGTTTCTCCCCAATGTACATAGACATCCATTTGATAAAAGTTTTCAAACTCTGAAAACTGTCTAGCATCATTAATTTTTTGTAAAACTTCTTCCTGAAAATAAAGTTTTAAACTACTAATGTTTGGTTGATAAGTGTGTTGATGTAAAGTATCAAACGCTTGCCACAACTGTTGATGCATTTTTTCAGTCTGGTGGGCATCTAGTAAATTTTCTTTAAACAGTGTTTTAATATCTTTAGCATCAATATATTCAATGTCAAAATATGCACCTTTATCACACACACCAGCATCCAGAACTCGAGGAACGTGCTGGGGAATTATCTGATTAAATCTTTGTAATTTTTTTAATTGACTGTACCAACGTACATAGCCGTATTCTCTATCGGCAGTAGTCGAAATAGTTTTTCTTACAAATTTGCGATCACCGTCAACATATAAACAAGTTGAATTTAAACTACCGCCTTTTAGTTCAATTATATCCATATTAAAAATCTAATACCCACTCGGGTAAGGAACCGCCTACATAGCCCCATTTTTCTATTGCTGTCAAAAACTCTTTTCCAGGAGTTTTGTCAATGGCCTGACGCATGGCTAATGCTCCGGCTAGAGTACCGTCTGGGTGCCCGTGTATAGCGCCGCCGCAGTTAGCAAGAAAATCAGTACCAAATTTTTCTGCTGTTGGATTAACAATCCCAGGATGCATGCCACAACTTAGTGCAGGAAGAACATTTCGTTTATGCAGAGTTTCCATGGTGTATTTAAGTTCATCTTCGTTGTCACTTAAATAGCCTCCCCACATGCCCGCATGAATAGTATCTACACCGCATAGTCCAGCAAGGTCACACAGTACTGACCAATCAATACCAAACGGGTTGCGTTTGTCTGTAAGAATCTTATCACCACTCTTCTGGTAATGAATAAACAATGGAAAATCTAATCTGCGTATTGAATTATAAACTCCTAGACCGCTCCAGAAATTAATGTGAATACCGTTACCGCCATTGTTGGCTACAAACTTAGCACGGTCAAGAATAGTATGATGATCGCCATTAATACAGAAGCAATAGATAACTCCACGACCGCAATTATTAACAATGTTAGAAATTAATTCAACACGATCCTCTAAACGACAAAAACTAGGGTTAGACAATATCTCGTCTTCCTTGATAAAATCTACACCGCCGTCTATTAATTCTTTAACCATGTCTGCTAGAGTAGCAGGACTAATGCCAGTTTTAGGTTTTACAATGGCTCCTGACAGAGGTTTGTCATAGCGATTAACAAATTTTCTAATACCCGTAATACCTTGTCGAGGTCCTAAAAATTGCTGTTCGACATCTTTAGGAAACTCAATGTGTTTTAATCTGCAGGCTTTAAACACATTAATATCCATCTGGCCGCCCATTAATTGACACATAAGATGACTGATGCCATCCCCTTGCCAATCGGAGTTTATTTTAGGAAATCCAATCTTAATTGTGCCACTATGCTTGCCTGTTAATTCTGATTCATTGTGATAAATCACACAGGATGACCTTTCAAACAATTCATCAGTTTCCCACTGATTTCGTATTTTTGGATTTCCAACACTTTGACCTATAGCAAGATTCCAAGCGGCATCGCGTAAATCTCCTATGTCAGAATACGTTTCAATATAATATGTTGCAATAACACAACGATCTTTTTCTGTTTGAGTTAGTTCTCGAAAAAATTTCATACTTTTCCTTTCTGTTATTGTAAAGTATTTTTTATTTTTTGTCAACTATTTGGACTTCAAACTTATCATTAGGGTCGCTTAGATTCCGTACTACAACTAATTTAACATCTGTAAGATATTCGCATTGGCTAATTTCGTAAGGCTCCAAAACAAAGATGTCACCTGCCCTAAATACTTCTCCGTTTATTTTGACTTTGCCCTCTACTACTAAGTTAATTTCAGTACTGTGTTTATGAAAATGATCTTGATGAAAATCGCCTGCTTTGTGCTGATGGAAACCAACTTCAAAATTTTCTTTAAGTAGGCTAGGTTCAAAATTTCCAACGAACCATCCTTTAATAAAGTTATCAATGTGTGCTTTTTTCATTAATCAAACCTTGTGCTTAGTCTTTGAAATTTTGTTAAATCGTCGGGAGTGCCTACTGGATAAAACTCTTTATTACTTATAGAAAACTTTTTTACTGTTTTTCCTCTAGCAATAGTATAATTATAAACTGGAGCAACATAAAACTCTCCGTTTTCTTTGTGTCCTTCTTTAATCATTTGTTCAGCATCTTGAAAAAAATCATGTGTGTGAGCCCAATGATAATACCCCGTAGTTGCGTCGTTACTAATAACTTGTTTCTCTCTTACTTCAACAACACGATCTTGATCCTCTCGAACATAACTGCATTTAGGGCTAGTTTCGTTGTAAGTTACAATATAACTTGTTTCAGGATTCCGTTGTATTTCATCTTGAAATTGATAAGATTTCCAATCCATAAATTGGTCACCATTTACACTAAGCATAGGAGCATTTAAATCTTTGATATAAGGCTTAGTATATAATAAACTTTCTGCGGCACCTTGTGTGTTACCATTTATGGTTATGATTTCGTCTCCTAACCCTAACAACATTTTTTCTAAAAAATTAAATTGTTCTAAATGTTCTTTCCTTACTACAAAATGTATTCTACCTCTAATACCTATAGTTTCTACACTATGATAAATCATTGGTGCTCCATGATACGTAATAAGATATTTAGGCAATTCGTAACCTACTTGTTTAAATCGGTTTCCTTGGCCGCATAGTCCAATTATTATGTTCATTGTATTTCCTTGGCTAAAATGTTAGCCCATAGTTCATGAGTTTCTTTAGTAGGATGTCCGTGCTTATGTTTACTCCATTTATTATTATAAACTTCAGCACTCCAGGTACTTTTCATATACATATTTGTTAATTCTATATTCCACTTTGATTTCATATAGTCTTGCCAATGCTGAGGTTGATTACCTATAGCAACAAAATCAAAATATTTTATTCCTAATCCCTGGCACAACATTCTTAAATTCATCATATATAGTGCTGTTAAGTTTTCTCCGTAACTGTCTGAATATATTTCGTAATATGCTTTATGATAGTTTTCTAAAGAAACATCATCACGTGGTAAATCTGTAAAATACAAAGGACCCTGAATCTGTATTGGATATATTCCTTTTCCTTCACCAATTTCTGTACGCTCGGGCGTAGACCATCCTACTACTACTAATAAATCACTGACAGATTTTCCTGAACCAATCCATCTATATATAAATTCGTTAGTTCTACGAAAAATACGTAAATTACCTGTGCCACCTTGTGCATCATTAACACATACCGGAATGTCTAAAATTTGAGATAATTTCCACGGCCAAGAATTATAATATCGAACAGAAGTTTGATCTATGTCATCGAACGCAGATAATTCGTCACCATGCGTCCAACTATCACCGTTAGCATACACTAATTTCACAAACTCGTTCCTTCTATTCGTTTAATTATTTTTTTGGCTACTTCCATGTGACCGACTTCAGTGCAATGTCCGCTACCGTACAAGTCTGGATATTTTTGACTATAGTATCCCCAATTATTATAAAAGAAATTTTCTTTATCTATAAAACGATCTCTGTGTTCACTAGGTGTCATTATTAAATGCGGAATTCCGGCCTCTTTTAATTCGTTGTGCATTAATAATATTAAACCAGTATCATTAACTTGTTTAATTTCGTCATCGTACAAATCTCTAAAATAAAGCTCAACAGTTTTTATTTTTCTTTTAATACTGTAAAACAACGGTGCTAAATTTCCAGGATTTTGTTCTAAAAAATATAAAATGTTACTAACAGTTTCACTAATTAATTTAGGTTTATTAAAATTTTCTATAGGCTTGGGTCTACGACCTGGGCCTGTATGTTCAGAATAAGGAGTATAACTATCGTAGTCAACATCAGCCAATGTATAGTTAACATATCCTAAAGTTGTATCAACAGGAAATGTAAATCGACTGTGATTAGTTGTTGATATTAACACAAATGGTTTTTCTTTAGCACGATAATCCTCAATTACTTGTTTAACTTGCAGATATATCACATAATTACAACACCCCGATCTAGCATACACATTCAAAGGAACATTAAAATGATCTGCGACTTGTCCACCAAAAGATGCTTCAAAACAAGATTCTAAGGGGATGCCCGAACCGCAGCCAAAACTATCCCCGCAAACTACAATTTCTTTTACCATAATTTTTTTCCTTTGCCGTATTCATAAATGTGTTCGGCCCACCATGTATGTCCTAATTCACTAGGATGCATGTTAAGAATACTATTTCGTTTTCCTTCGCTGGTATCTTTATCTAAAATATAGTTATGAAAACTATGAATCTTGTCATCCTTATGCATAAATCGTGTAGGATCAATCATGTCCCAAACCATTTGATCTGGTTGTCCGTTGTAGTGTTTGTTATATGGATCATCTGTCCACTGACGTATATGCATATCATTACGCTGATAAAAGGCTTGGAAAAATAAATGTTTTATGCCGTAATGATTAAACAATGTTTGCAAATAGAATACTTGATTTAGATATCTATGTGTATACTCTTCAGGGTTCCACATATAAGAAGCATAAATGTCGGCAAATCTGTTTAATTCCTCTTGTGGATAACGATGTTTCCACATTGGCCAAAGTGTGTACCAAAAGTGTTTATATTTGTCGTCAATGTCACGATAATAAAAATCTTTTCGTTCTGGACTAGTAAATCCTATGACTACAAATAGATCGCTAGTATCGCGACCTTTGCTTAGATATTCTTGAGTAATCCATCCTACTGTTCTTCGCACTATTCCATCATTGCTAGATGCAGGATAACTGATGTTAAACACTTCGTCAGCACCTAACATTTCTCCCAACTTTGTTGGCCAAATACGCGGTAATCGATATTCATCATTCGGTGGGTCCCAATCTTTTACTTCTTCTGGCAACTTGGGATCGCGTATTTCACTGCCGTATGTCCAACTATCGCCATCTACTAATAATGTCTTAACCTTTTGCATATCTCTCTCTTATTTTATCGTAATCTTTAACTGGATCTAACTCAGCAACATCGTCCCTCCACGGAACTTCTCCAATAGACGGCAATCTAACATGTGCTATATTTTGTTTAACTGTGCGTTGATAAATCATAGTACCTGGACTTAGATAGTAATCTTTTACATCCATTTTCCAGCCGTCCCTCAAATACATGTCTTTAACTAAGGTAGTGTACTTATAATGCCTGTAAATATTAGTTGCCAGGTCCATACTTTGGCTATCTCCCCAAAATATTACATCACTAATACCGTGATTTTCATAATCAGTATGATTTATACCACAATTTCCGTTTACACTATAAATTGTTCTAGGCCATATATTTTCATCAACAGGAAATTTAATAGTCTTAGGAAAAACAAGATCAAACCTTGTTTTAATTACAAGATCATATCTGAAATTATTTTCAATCTCATATTGTTTTTTAAGTTCATTGGCCATCATTATACTGTATAACATACTACCAAACGAACTTTCTTTAGTATTATTAAGCGGATCTTCTTCTAAAAATCTTGTAGGTTTGTAAGTTGTTTTTAACAAATTAGATATTGATGAGTCTAACTTCCAGGTATGATAAAAAATATCATACTCGCCAAGAGAATCAAAAAAATTACGAAACACAGGATACGCTTGAATTCCTGTTCGTAGCATTCCGCTAATACAGATAGCAATCTTACCAGACTTCAAAGCCGCCCTCCTTCTTGGCAAAACTAAGTTCTGCGTTTTCTCTCATTAGTTTAATATCCCAATGATTATTTTGTATATCGATATTATTCTTTTTAATGTAATGAAAAAATACCCATTCCGGAGTGGCATCTGTTTGATCAGCAGTGAACCATTTCTTATTCATGTAGCCTAGATTGATATAGTAGTCTGCTATAAGATCATAAGTGTCACTGTCTGCAATCCAAAAAATATCTCCCATACGCCCTCTAAAGTTATCAGGATTCCATCCCATATGAAACCCGTGCATAGTATTAGGAGCAATATTTTTATAAAACTCAGTTACATTGTGAGTATAGTATGCGTCATACCTTGCACGTACTACACCTTTATACATCATGCGATTTTCAATCTCATACTGACGTTTTAAATTTGCCGCTTTCATGATTCCGTAAAATTGACTAACAAACGGTCCGTGTGTAATTGCTTGATTTTTATCAAACAGTGGGAACTCTCGCGCAAAATCAATTATATATTTTTTAGGTTTTAAAATGTCTATTAGTTCTTTTATTTCTTCAGTATCCACCTTGGCAGATACTTTAGGATGATCTGGCACAGAGTTTGGTACCGTATTAAAATCCCAAAAATGACAAAAAACATCTATGTTATCTCTAGAACCATTATGTTCTAAAAGATGAATCCATGTGTCTATGCATCGACGCCATGTGCGAATTTGTCCACTAAAACAGATAGCAATTTTATTAGCGCCAGGATTGAACGTAGTCACCGCAGACTGCAACTGCTCGTGAGACATACTCATGATTTAATTCCTTGTCTAAAATTACAACTACTGAACGATCAACTAATTTTTTGTGTGGATATGTCCATATAAATCCCTGACTAGTTAAAGTTCTTTCATCATTTTCATGCCAAAAGCAATGAATTCCGGCTGTTAACATGGCTGTTAATGCTTCGGGAGTTTTAGCATGACACCAAAGTCTACTATCTAATAAAAAGTTTTTGGTTACATCATATATAGGTGCGTCATGCCCTAGCATAAATTTTTCATCTACATACCAAACATCAACTTCTACATCAAATCCAGCATCTAAAGCGTCCTGAATGTACCCTGGCTCATTTTCTAATTCAGGTTCAGGACCTTTTAAATTTCCTCTATGACTAATATATTTCATGTTAAAGACTTGCATAGGTTGTAGAACTCTTCCATTTCTGGAAAGGTTTGTAAGAAATTTGTACCACGACGACGGTCATGCTCGTCAACAAAACGTACAAAATCTTTGCGTTTATTTACAGTGCTTGGTTGTAGATGCTCGCCAACTTTGAAAGTGCTTTCTAGCAAATGATAAACACGTTCTAACTTTTTACATTCCCAATCATAAAAACCGTTGCCAGCAAGAGGTTGCCAATCTGCTGTTTGACGGTTCTGATACATAAACGTTACTTGTTCTTCGACTTGTTTAAGATAATCAGGTGTAAGGATAGTCATACTAAGATGTTCTGGATAACGTAAGTATGGAATATCAAAAATTAATGGATGTACTCTATCCTTATAATGATTAAAGGTTTTGTTTAGTGTTAACAAGTCTTTCATAAATGGCATGTAACTTGTAACACTTAAAATATTATAGGTGCTCATTATACCTAAACGACCATTTGGTACTTTGTCCAAGTACGTATAACAATTATCTAACCATTTGTTATAATTTAAACCGTTGCGAATATATTCTGCTCGCTCGCCGTGTGCTTCGCAACTAGTAAACAAGGTAAAGTCTTTGATCATGCCTTCGCCTTGAATACGTTTCATCTTTTCTACAAACTTATTAAACAATTCATCCGGTATGCAGAGATTACTGTTAATCATTAGTTCAAGTTCAGGACGAGGGTTTTCTATGATATGATCTAAAACTTTAAACGTATCTTTGCTTAATAAAGGTTCGCCGCCAGTAATACGGAACACTTTTAGAGTCTTATATAACTCGGGCCACCAGTGCCAAAACGCATTAACATAAGGATTATAGTCTTTGTTAGGTATAGGCATTTTGTCAATGCTTTTTAACCATTCGATATTATTAAATTTGTTGCTAGTTGGATAAGCCCCATATTGTTCTATCTCCTCCATCCATTTGCTAGATACTTCTGGTGAACAATACGAACATTTAAAATTGCAAACATTACTAAAACTAACTTCAACATAGGTAGGATTAAAATTTTCTGCGCCAGCAGCCAGCACTTCTTCAAAATTCTGACTCCAAGATTCTGCACTTTTTTGTACACGGTCACTGAATATATGTGCTTCTTTAACATTATCCTCAACATTCCAGCAATAACTACATTCTTCTGGACGTTCACCGTCTAACATACGTTGGCGTTGTTGTTTCTTGAATAGAGTATTATGTAATGCACTAGGGTCCGCGGCAATTTCTTGCAGAGGAATCTTATGTGTGTTAGGATGATGACAACTATGTGTATGACCTGTGGCTAGATGAATTGTTACTTGATTCCATTTTGCCAAACAAAATCCAGGTCCTACTTGATCTAGTTGATCTTTAATCTTAGGCCAATATTCTAACTTGCTAGTGATCATAGTTTTCTTCCAATTATTCTTGGAGTATTTTGATATACTGTTCTAAAAAATTTACTGCCATGTTTATCTAGGTCTGCTATTTCTAAACCTAATTCTTCTTTTAGTGTTACACCAAGTCCTGTAATTTCATATGGTAACATTTCCTCAGTAATTTTACTGTATTTTTCTTTCCACTGTTCTGTAAGGTATTCAAAATCACGAACATTGGCATAGTCCCAGTCTGTACAATTAGTCAAGTAGCAACCTTCTCGAGCACCATATATAGCCCAATCTCCATATTCCACATCACTGCCAACCGTAGACCAGATTAAAAGACGTTGATAATTTTGCCACCACACGTCTTTAATGTTACTAACTTTGGCTCCTTGATTTAAACTCATCTTTACGCCTTCTCGAAATCCTGCACGGAAGGCTTGGAAAGCACTGCCATTAATAACGCTAGTAGAATAATTAGTATTGAATTGATAATATTTGTCATCAAAACAAAATTCTACTAGACCTTTAGTATCAGCAGGGTCAGAATTTTCATGTGTACGCATGTTGTTAACAAATTTACGAGTCCATAACTTAAGGCCGCCGTTGCCATACATTAATCCGTTAACGTTAACTTTACCGCACCAACTGAATACATAACTTTCATCAAGCCCTAATTCATCTAAATCGATTTCTACGTTAATAAATTCAGAATCAATAACATTGTCACCGTCAACTGTGACAAAATATTCTGTGTCGCTTAATGCGGCACAGGCTTTGTGTGCGGCATCGCTGCCTTTAACTCCATGTACACGTTTAGCCCAAGGTACTTTGTGTAATAAATCTGCATAATTCTTCTCAGCATTGGGTTCATCGTAACTGAGATAAATGATATCTTGTTCTGCTATTCTTATTTTCATTGTTCTACATGCCTATAACTATCAAATACTCTACGGCAAAATACACTGCATTCCTGTTCTGCAGAACTATCTTTTATAGTAAATTCACCTGTAGTAGTAATATCTATCATCCTAAACTTTAATATCCCATATAACACGTTAACATCATCCCGCTTAGTAGCGTAAAAAGCAAGACTGCTTTTAGCGTGTACTGCCTGTTTAGACAGCGAGTCTCTAACGTTGTCTGTTATTTTAAGAGTCCAAGTTTTATCTTTAATATTTTGAACTAATGTAATACTACCCTCTCCGTGTTTAGGTAGTTGATATACTTCTTCATTCCAATTAAAACTACGAATGTCTCCATCTAAAATATTTTGTAGAATATATTCATTAGTTTTAAAATCCATAACTACACGATAGTCTGCAGGGGATGTTTTGTTTTTTACAAGATCGTCAATCTCAGCAGGATTAACACGTATAAAATACGGATCATCGCCCTGTTGCTCTCCAGTAATCATACGAAGTTCTCCGGTATCCGGATTAAAATACACTAGCGGGTCTGCTGGTTTCCATGCCGACTGTGCTAGTATAGCATCTAATTCTTCTTGAGTTAATTCATTGCCAGGCATGCTGACTCCAATTTGTTAATTATTACATCAGTAAGAAACTCTTTTTCAGTGTAATGGAACACTCCCTGCTGTTGAAAATTACCAATTTTTAACTGGCACTCGTGATCAAAATATACAGCAACACTATTCATCCAACTATCCCCTGGGTCAGCCCAACCTTGTATTCGACTTTTCATGTGTGTAAAGGTTACAGGGTCGTATTTAGAATTAGTAATCTTTTCTGTCACTTGCATAATTTTTCCTGCTAAGGCCGCACTAATATCCATACTGGGCCTTTCTGGATAATGTTCGCTGACATATTTGCCATAAAATAATTCCCAGTTGTTTGTAATTAACTCTACCCAACTATAGAATTCTTTGGCAAACTCAGATTTTTTAAAATAGTGTAACCCAGAGTAAAAATTTGGTAGGTTATTAGCAGTAAACGCTTTTCTATAATAATTACTGGAAATAATTTTGTTTCGATAATCTAAGACTTTACTTGTATAATAAACTTCATAATTTTCAAAGGTAGACCAGTAACTAGAAATATCATCCAACACTAACATATCAGTATCAAGCACAATGGTCTGATCATATGGACTAGCATGATATATTTTCCAACGATTTTCTACTTTAAATCTACTGTTGGCGCTAGAATCGCCCCATGGGATTTTAATAATTTGATCAAACACAAATTTATATTGTTCGGGTATAATATCATTAGTAATGATAGATATATTGTTTATTGTCTGCTGACTATGTTTAATGCTTAACGCAAGAGCATAAGCCTGTCGAACATAGTCTATTGTGTCTGTATTTTGTGCTAATACAATAAAACCTTTAGACATCAGCAATCTCCTTGAGAACTCTGTGTATGCTAAACTTATTCATAAGATGTATACTAACATCCTGAGTTTTTGTTAAAGTATACTCACCATGTCTGTTTTGTTTTTCTAATAATACTCTAAATCCTCGATCATCCATATCTACTAGTACATCTTTGTCTAGTGTATAAAGCATACGACCTGGCATTTTTCCTTCCCAAGGCAAGCCTGTATAACCGTTCATAATATGAATTGCAATACTAAAGGCGTGATCATTACGGTACATATGACTGGCAAATTGATAAACTAACTTATAGTAATCCCAGTTGTCACGGATGTGATCTACTAGATTAAAAAAAGTTTTAGTCATTGATGATTTTCTAAACCAGAACGCTGTAGCCCAATAAAAATCTACTGTATAGTCGCTAACACGATCAAACTCCGGGTGGATTCTATATCCAGATATGTCATACCCTTCTTTATAAATTAAAAAATCTTTCTCTTGATCCCAACAATTTTTTAACAAACCATTGGCTAAAAAGTAATCACTGTCTATTACTAATGTTTCATCATAAGGTGTTAATTCATAAGTTTTTGTTCGGAGACTATTTTTAAAATTGGCTTTCTTTTGTGTAACACTGCCGTCTGAATATTGACGAACATTTCTAGTGTTTAATAATTCTGCTGTAGGTTTTAGTTGGGTGTCTTTCCAAACATCAATAATTGTATCAAAATATTTGTTGTCGGGATCTACCTTTTGTGCTTGTTCCACAGAATCTGTAATCAAGCAAACGGGCACCTCTAAGTAAAGTTTAACTCGACGTGCGGCTTCTCGAGCAATAGTGATATAATCTATTTCTTCGTTGTTAAAGGCATAGATTAAACAGCCACGGGTCATTGTGTTAAACCTTCCACTGTGCGATTTTTACGCAGTTTTTGATACTCAGTATAATATTCATTACTGGCTGTAAAATATTTGTTAAGAATCGTATCAAAAAATTCGTCCATATTGGCAATTTCTACTGGAATATCGTTGTCGTCAATGAGAACAACACCAGTGTCATTACCTGTATCGATTTGTAATTTGACAAAATTAATTAATTCTTTTGTAATAGCAAAGCATCCTCCGTTATGATAGTGGATAACATCTGCTAGATATTTTTCTTTTAGAGCTCGACGTTGATTGGCCAGCGTCACCGAATAATTGGCAAATTCTAATGCTTTGGATAATCGTTCATCCATAAAAAATCTCCTAGGACTATATTAGTATATTATATAGTACTAGGAGACTAGTGTCAAGAAATTTATTAGGTAATTGCTGTAGTTGTTGTCAAAGTTGGTGCGGCTACTGATACGTTTGAGCCCGTAGCACGACGATGATCCACACGGCTTGTCAACGTACCTGTTACGGCTTCGTCAAAGTTTGGATTACCGCCTTTGTTATCGTTGAATTGGATGTTAAAAAATACGTTACCTGAAGTATCCTTACGTGCATTAATAATGTATGTGTTTGAAGCGTAGTTGCCCGAACCTACACGACGGAAAATTTCTTGGTTAGTACCAGTCAAACCATAAAAACCAATATTTTGTGTTGTTCCTGCTGTACCAGTTCTACTAGTAGTATTATGATTCATAATGATAGTACCCATGGTGTTAAACATGTTTAACCAATCTGTATAAATTTGGTTAGCACCTGTGTCGCTAGTACCGCCTGTTAGTGTAACACGGAAACGAATATCACCGCCGCTGTTAAAGAAATAACGAGCATTATTATCGCTGCCAAATGCCACTGTAAGATTGTGTGTTAATAGACCATTCCAACTAGCAGTACGTTGGCTAGTTAATGCATCTGTTACATCGGTAAAGTTACCTGCTACTAGTCCTAATGCTAATTTATTGTTTTCAATAGTAGTCATTTGGCTTTCAAGGTTTGCGGCAAAAGCATCTGTAATTTGATCAGCAGTTGTAACCAACGGAAATGCTCCAGTGCCTGGGCTAGGTCCTTCGTTACCGCCGGTTTGATGTTGGCGTGCTTTCAGCATGTCTGTACGCAAGTTCAATACGCGAGTTAAGTCTACGTTACTACCTGCAATAACTTGTCCGCTAACTAAAGTTTGTCCGTATCCGCTATTACCCGAGCCCACGCCCATAATAACGTTAATACGACTTTGTAAATTATTATATCTCGTTGCTGTAATTAAATCACCGACTGCCATAATCTTTCCTTTATCCGTGTATGTTACTTATCTTTATAACACTAAAACTTCTACTGTTTTGACACCAGTTTCGCTGTTATTTTCTAAAGCAATTCCAAAAACATCAGGATGCTGATGGAAACTGGCTGCTATTGCACATCCGTTGTTTGATGCTACTAACCGATCACCTTTACGAACTGTACCAACTACTTTACATGGTACACGACCTTTTAGAGCTACATAAGTGCCACCTTCTAATTCGCTGTTCATCATATAAGCAGGTGCAGTAGAAACAACACCGATAGCGCGGTCACCAAATTTTACTGCTGTAACTTCTGCTTCGCCGCCAACAGCAACAACTGTACCTGGCTCATATTCAGCATCTGCCAAATATTTTTCTGCTAGGTCAGCGTAACGTGCTGATGTTGCAGTACCGTTAAATACCGCGGCTGTCATATTACCTGCGGCATCACGACACGCAATAGTGTCTGCTGTGGCTGCTGTTGATGCTACTCTGTATGAGCTTCCTACTAACAATGTATCTGCTTGAGTAGCAGTACCTGTAAAAGTTGTAGCGTAGACGTTACTCCATTTTTTACTAGAAGTACCCAGACTATACGTGTTATCTGATCCTGGCTCAAGTCGATTAGCATTAATAGAAACTACGTTTTGAGTAGTAGCGCCGTCTTGTACTCGGAATATAATTTTAGGTCCTGATGTATTTTGAATTATTGGTTCAACACCTGATTCAATAAACACTGCTAGGTCGTTGCTGTCGCCTACTGTATAACCTACATCTGCAAAACGAACTATGGCTGTAAATGTTGAACTACCGCTTTGCACAAAGGCACTGGCCGGTACAAAGTTTCCTAAACTATCAACAAGTCCTGTAGCCGCAGATGCTGTACCCCAGAATCTGTGACTCTGTGTAGATTTACCATTAGAGTCGCTGTAGGCTAATGTAATACCTTTCTTAATTAAAGTAAATCCCGAACCATCTAAGCCATTGTTGGCTAAGTCACCTGTTTTTAAAGTAAAGTCAAAATCTTTAGAGATTACATAAACAACTTCATTGTTAACTGTGGCAGCAATAATAGATTTTAAACTATCGTCAGTGGCTTTAACTTGACGAGATACTAACTGTGTTGTACCTGTTCCTGCACTTTGTGGACCAACTGATAACCACTGACTTCCGGCAATTCTAACTTTAAGTTGGTTTACAGAAGTATCTAACCATAAATCGCCTTCTGTAGCACTAGAGGGTTCGTTGGCGCTATATTCAACACCGCCTGCTGTTTTAAATAATTTAACACCACCTGGGGTATCACCTGTAAAAAACTTTAATTTTTTAGTGGTTGAATCAAACCAAATCTGCCCTGCAATAGCATTAGGGGGAGGAGCATTGTTGGCAAAATTTTCCAACATATGCAAGAAATTTTCGTTCTGGATTTCACCGTATCCAGCATAGTTTTTACCGATAAGTTTAATGTCTAGCGTTTGATCTACTGTACCATCTTCTATGGTTGTAATCGCTGTTCCATTAAATTTATTAATTACGTATGACATAAGTTCACCCCTAGTATGCTGTATTTATCGCTCTGCTGTATTTTAGATATCACCGTCAAAACCCCACTGTCCGGGCACGTTTCTGCCCATGATAAATCTTTTATTTTGACGTGCTACTGTAACTGTTGCTGTAGGGCCCGCTATTGGGCTAAAATTGACATCTGTTAAAACAGGAACAGTGCTAGATCCGTCTATACTTAGTGCGTTATCGTAAGTTTTAGTTATATTTGCACCAGTAATTGTTGTAGTACCGTTTGATACAGAAACAGTAGTAGTGTGCAAATATAGGATTGTTCCGTCGATTGCTGAACCATCCGGTGACGAAGTCGGATCGTAAAACGGAGCCACTTGATCTAATATTGCGGCAATGGCAGCATTATTAGCCAATCCTGTAATATCCATACTCATAGATAGTGGGCGGGCAAACACAGCATCATCCACATACGTTCTAGTTGCGGCATCTTGTAGGCCTGCAACACCTGAGCGTGGGTTAGAAAGATTAATAATTTTCTTGCTATTTAGATTTAAACTTCCTGCTGGATTAATACCTATGTCGCCGGATGCTAAACTAATAGTTCCGTCTAAAAAATTTAATCCTGAAGTTGCTGTACCTTTTATTTGTAAACTTTCAAGTACACCAACAATTTCAAGGCTTGATGATGTTATAGAAGTACCTAATGCATTATCCGATAGCACTTCGCTAGAACCAATACTAATTGTTTTTGTAGATGCTAATTTAAGATTTTCAGACAAGTCCCAACTTTGACTAGCATTGCTATAGGTTATAGTCTTATTTACTGTACCTCTTAAGGTAATGCCGCCACCGTCTGCACCAACATCTGTAGGACTTGCGGTATCACCTAAAACAATATTTTTATCATCAACTGTTAATGTTGTCGAATTTATTGTTGTAGTGGATCCCTCAATAATTAAATTACCGGAAACTTTAACATCACCGTTGACATCTAACGCGGCTGTAGGTACATCTTTAGAAATACCTATATATGCTTGATTTGGTGCAATAGGTAAAACACTAAGTCCGGTAAATGTAGTAGCCAACGACTTTACTTTAAGTTTAATTGGTTTGTTAGTAATTTGATTTTCAATTATAAATTCATCATCGACGACTTTTTGTTGTACTTGTTCTGCACCGCCAATTACTAAACCAATGTCATTTTGTATTGTTACTTTTTCTGTGAATACTGCTTCTTCGTTAGTAAACACTAACTCACTACCCGACTTTGGTGTTCCGTCGTCTAATAAAATATTTTCACTGCGTGTAACAGTAACATCAAATTTAATTCCTGCAATATTGGCTGCAGAAAATCCTATGCCTACAGGATTTATACCTGCTACATCATTTAAAAAATCTGATCGAGGTACAAACGCATCTTTACTAAAGATACCAATTATTACACTCTTAACACGTAGTTGTGCAATAGTATGACTAACACCAAAGGTATCTATTACGGTAACTACTTTAAACCCAGTTTCGCCTTGAGCGTTGGCCCATATCGGTCCGGCTAATACTAAATCAGTACCGTCATAAAAATAAAGTTGATTTGTATCGTTGTTAATCCACAAGTCACCAGTAACTAAATTTGTCGGAGCACGTGGACCAACTTGTGGTCCACCACTGGCTCGAAATGATGTGCCGTCATATACGTTTAGTCTATTGTTAGTAGTGTCAAACCAAATTTGACCCCTAATTGGATTTTCTGGCGCCGTAGCACTGGAAAAATTTTCCAGTAACTTAACAAAATTTTCGTTAAGTGCTTCACCAAAACTGGTTACGTTTTTACCTATCAGCGTAATACTAGTGCTGTTAGTGTCAAACGTACCGTCAGGTATTTTAGTTAATTCATTACCATCTGTTTTATTAATAGTGTACGTCATGACTGTTTATGCTCCGGTATAGATAATATAATTCATAGCCAAATACGGGTTCATAACATTCAAGGCTGCTTGACTGAATGTGCCCGGTGGGCTTGTTAAAATGCCGCCACTGGTTCCTAGATATTGTCCTAGACCCGAATCTTCTGGTGGATTACCCGTACCCGAAATAGCATCTGTATCTGGAGGCGTTCCGGAATTATTTCTATAAGCATAATAAGGATTGCCTGCATTGCCTCTTAAATCGTGTTCGTGATCTGGAAGATTATTAACAGCCAATGTTCTGTCCTCATCTCCGCCACCAATTCTTGCTGAGAACGGATTAGCATAATCAATGTCGGCTTGTACATCTGTTACTCGATTAGCAGGTCCACCGCCCGTAGTAATTTGGTTATTTGGATCCCAGCCCGGTCCGCTTCCCGGACCTTGCGGTACTGTGATTCCACTAGTCATGTTATCAAGACCTAGAGCAAATCGACCACGTAAGTCAGGTAATTTAAATGTTCCTAGACCTAATAATGTTGCTGGATCACCGTAGGTATAGCCTATAACACTAAACAATGTTTCATAGTCAGCAGTTTTAACTTCGCTACCGTCACACACTAACCAACCACCCGGAGCAACTGGTCCAGCGTAAGGCATAACTGCGCCAACTGGCATACCTGGAATAGCATTAAAGAAATCTGATTTTGAAATTCTTTTTAAACCTTCTGCGCCGCGACTTAGCAATAATTGATCGTTTTCTGCTATTTCAGTTACAGCGGGTTTACTTGAAATAAAAGTTTCACTAAGTCTAGTAAAGAATGTTTTTCTATTTCCTACAGGAGCCAATGGTGCCACTTGTCCTGCTGTAGTTTGCGCACCTGTAGTAGTGTTTGCGTAACTAACGCTATTTGCTGTAGCACCTGTAACAATAAATGTTCCGCGATATCCTGTTGGCACAATACTAGAAACAACAATAGTAGATCCAACCGGATAAGGAGGAATAGTCTGTGTTGCAAAAGTAAGTGTGGCTGTTGTACCGTCGCCAGATGCTGTTAATGTGGCTACTGTAGGTGTACCAACTTGTCCGTCAAACTCAACAGCACTACTAGTAACGTCACCGGTTAATTCAAAGATTGTAGAACTTGCCAATTTACTAGCGGATCCTTGTGCATTACCGGTAATATTACCAATAACGTTTCCTCGTAAATCACCAACAAATTCATTTGCTACATCTATTGTCGAAGCATAAATGTTTTCAAATCGCAAATCTACAGTGCCTATATCTGCACCATTTTGTTCATCAGGAAGCAAGTTACTGCTTACAATTAAATTACCGCCAACATTTAAATTTTTTGCAATGCCTACTCCGCCGGCAAACACAGCACTACCAGTGCCGCTAGTTGTAGATTCTGTTGTATCAGTTGTTTTAATTGTACCGCTGGCTAAAATATTACCAGTAACATCTAATGCTTCTTGAGGATTTAATTTTCTAATACCAACACGTTCGTTAGCATCAACTCGAATAACTGTAGATACACTGTTGTTATTGTTAACACGAATATCAATACTGGCTCCGGAAGTCTTATGGCGAATTACACCAGTTGCTCCGTCCAGATTCATTGTAAATTGTGCATCAGTGCCTACGCTAACACCACCTGCATTACGAACATTTAATGCACCTTGTGTGTTTTGTTCTATGTCTTTTCTTACAAAACTATTAGCATCTAATCCATTTGGGTATCCCGAAACCACTAACTTAGTAGTTTTATCTGCTGTTCCGTAATAAGTGCTGTATAGATTATTAAGATTAGTACCTGCTTTAATTTCTGTAAACCCAGGTATAACTGATTTAGGTATAAAATCAGTTTTGCTAATAATCATCACACGTTCGCCTTCTACATATTGGCTTACAACGTTTTGCGGAGTATTTAACGTGTCTATGATAACTTCTGGTTCTGCTCCTGTTCTAGACCCAGAACTAAATCTTGGTCCAACTAGAATCCAGCCTGAGCCAGTGAACAAATATAATTGTTGTGTATCAGTATTAACCCATAAGTCACCGACAACACTAGAACTTACATCAGGTTCATTTGATCCTTTTTTAAGACCACCTGCGGCACCCCAGTTACTGCCGTCCCAAATTTTAAGTTGATTAACACCTATACTAGTATCATACCATAACTGTCCTTGTGTAGGATTAACTGGTGCGGTACCGCTGGCAAAATTTTCTAACAAATGAAGAAAATTTTCTGATATGGCTTGAGCATATCCTGTTTTGTTTCTACCTACAAAAACAAGGCTTGTAGAATTATTTTCTGCGCCGTCTTCTACAATTAACGGTTCATTGTTTAATGGGTCTGAATAATTGATTTGATATGCCATGATTAAGCCTCGTTAAAACCAGTTAAACTCTGAACACGCACAGTATAATCAATTTGAATTAATCTGTTAAGTGACTTTTGTACAGGATGGAAAATAACGTGAGTTAATAATCTTCCTGTACCATTGGGGCTATAACTACGCAAACCTAATTCGTCAAATACGTATTGACTATCCGGAATAGTGGCCACATCAAACGCTTCTTGATCTGCAGGCTCACCATAGTCTAATAAACAGGTAACTAGAATGTCTGTATAATTTGCGCCAGTTACGTGGCGAGTTTCAATTTTATTACGCACAGGATCCACATTGTTGGCTGAGCGATCATCTACTATTTTAGCATAGGTTTCGTTGTATAAACTACTGTTTGTGCCGGTAGTATTAGGTGTCAAATATGTTATGATTCCTGTAGGATCTACACTAGTTCCTCCATTGCCGAACACCATTTCATATATAAATCCTTGTCCTGCGTTGGCAAGACTTTCTGCTAATGCTATACTCATATTTTCGTAATGGATAGCATTACGTTTATCTATGAACACTTCTTGAGTGCTAGGATCAAAGATCTTGATATGACCTTGAACTAGTATTCCTGTATTTTCGTTGGGTTTTTTATCCATATTTTTTTACCTGTTCTCTATATTTATTCTGACAAATCTATGCTCTTTGCACGTATGAATTTTGCAGGACTTTGAGTACTGTCTGCCAGACTCTGTCCTATACCTGTCCAAAGTTTACCTGTACGTTTTTGTACTACAATAGTTACAGGTAGTTGTGAGCCGTCGTCTGCTAGAGGAATCACACCATCTGCTAACTGTACTGTGGCTGTTACTCCGTCAACTACAAATTCTGCATCTAAACTAACATCTCCGCTTGGGCTATCTGGACCAATTGCTTCGTTCCAAATTTTAATTGGTTGCTTGCGAAGTCTTCTTCCGCCTACAAATACTTCAATATCGTCTGCTTGAACGGATGTTGGTGCAAACTGTGTTGTAAATCCTTCTGCTATCCAATCAGCCGCAGTCTTATAAGTTCCGTTGTTTTGTATGTGATGTTGCATTGGTACAAAATCTATAGGAATAATTTGACTACTACCGTCAGCAATTACTTTACTAGACGCTGTGACATCATTGTAAGGCACAGTGTGTCCCTGACTTTGATCTCGAACTTTAGTTCCTACAGGATAACTTTCTAATATACCTGTTCCTAATGTACCTCTTCTTAGTTGGCTAAGAACGTTACCTGTTTTCTTAAGATATTCAATACGCTCACTATCAATGAATACAATACCCGGTTGATTTAAACTAGCGTTTGGTTCTGTTAATCCGGACGCATCGGCAACAGTAATTCTTGGATCATAATAGCGTAAAGGTTCAACTAAAGTTGTAGTTGTACTATCATCATAACGTTTGTAAACTACAGAATTCAGCATGTCTTTAAATATTCTGTATCCAAATGCAGTACGTGTTGTATTACTGTTAAATGTCATGATTTCGACAAGGTCACCTAATGCTAAAGTTTTTCCAATTATAATAGTTTGTAAATCAGAATCTAAAATATAGTCCACACTAGGTGTTAGCAGTTCGCTATTAATCATAATCCAAACATATGCTGGACTTACTACAGTGTTTTCTAATTTAATTTTACCTAAAGATAGTTGACTAAACTTTTGATATGAAACTGATCCAGGAGTTAAAGTTGCTGTGGAAACAACAACATCGTTGTTACGTTCAACTTCTAACAAATCGTGATTAGTAAAAGATGTTACTGCTATTACTGTACCACTGGTATAAGCGTTAACAAATCGAATTACTGTGGAGTTACTAACTGTTTCAACAAAATATTCAGCATTTTCTAAAATAGCCAACGCAATAATATCACCGGTAACCGCAACTCCTTGTTTAATTTTTAGTTGGTTACTGCTTGAAGTCCATGTCCAATCTCGAGCCTGCTGTAATTCTACACCGTTCTTATAAACTTTAAGTTCTGTTGGATCGATTGTATTAAACGCATAATCTGCAGAGTCAACTGTGTAAGTTCTACTTGTACCAGATACATTAAAATAATATGTATCTACTGAACGCAGGACGTGACCGTCTGCCTCTACTATCAAATGATTTTCTAATGGTGCTACAAATGCAGGAACATTAGTTAGTTCATATGTTGTAGTAGTTCCGTCGTGTACAATTAATTCTTGGTCAATTTTACTCACAGTGTTTACAAAACTGTTAAGTATGGTGTAATTGATAATTGAGTCTACTGCTGGGGCTTGACCAAATCTTATACCAATGTTACCTGGACGAATATAAGTGTCGTCTGCTACAAATGCTGTTACACCTGTAACTAATCCATTCACAGTAACAAAGGCTGAAAAATCTCCGTCCCAACGTGCCGCAGTAATAAACTCTGTAGTACTACCATCGCCAACAAAGAAATCTAAATCTAAAATACCTAAACCATTTTGACTTAGACTTGTTAGAGTAACTTCATCTGTTGTTGTAGGAACTGTAGTTAATAAAATTTGCTGATTAATAAAATCAACAACATAATCAACATTTAATCTCTTTACTAGACCATTTATTTTTACAATAACGGAATTGTCTGTGCCTGGACGTTGACCAATATCAAATGCGGTTTGACCGTTTGCTATGTAATGCTTGGTAACAATAGTTGGCGCACCGTCGCTAACTTTGTGAAATACTTGAATGTCGACAGTGTCTAATACTTGACCAGTTACCATCTCCTCTGGAGCATGACTAGAAGTTGGCGTAACAAACCCGTCGCCGTCGACATTAATTTCTTCTGCGTTCAATCCTCTAGCACTAGTATAGGCTAGATTTCCGCCACTTAAATTAATGTCGTATGTGTTTTCTTCTGGCACAAAACTGCCATCACTGGTGGCTTTGCGGAAAATAATATTATCAAACACATTATTATTAGTTTGATCACCGGATAATGTCACTGTAGAAGGTAGTGTAAATTCGTTAGTAACGCCATCGCCGTAGATAGTATTCATCTCTGCATTTTCATTAGTTATAGGATCTAAATCGTCTAATGCTGTTTGCGCCGATGTAACTATTATAGTTTGAGCATTTACTTCGTCCTGCTTATCTGAAACGTTGTCCTGAGCTATGTTATTAGCGGCCGTGGCTGCAATGGCATTGTTATTTGCTGTAACTTCGTCACTTTGAGCAGAAATGTAAACTGCTTCTGCTGCCTGTGCTTCAGGACTGCCTGCTCCAAAGTCAAGTATAGCCTGATTATAGGCCGCGGCTGCCGCTTGTGTGTCCTGCTGTGCTTGAAGTTGTGTGCTTAACGCACTATTCAACGCAAGTTGTGTGCCGTTGGCTATTAACTGAAGTGCAGATAGTTCTGTCTGCAGGGTTTCTAACACTTGTTGTTCAGCAGTTAATACTGCCTGTGTTGTAGTTACAGTGTCATAGTTTGGATCATCTACGCGAATATTATTAACGTAGACGTTAATTTCTTCTCCAACACCCGGCACGAATCCTAGTGTAAATTCTCGACTAGTGCCATCGCTTCTAAATAATTGATCAGTATATTGAGAATCAAAACTATCCCAACCAGTGATACCCCAAGGTAGGCTGTCCCAACCTGAACCAATATTAAAATCAATACCTGTTATCTGAACACCGCCGTAGTCAACACCTTGCATCAATTGACCTAAATCTTGTCCTAACTGACCCGGTGTTGGATCGGTATAGTAGAACTGAATGCGGTCTGCGGCATCCATTAGATTAATGTCTTTATAATAAGTTATTGCCACAGTTTGACCAACAGATGGCGCTACATCAAATGTTACGCGACCATAATAGCGTGTATATGTAGAAGTTGTATCTTTGATGTTGGCCACAGTATAGTCACTGTCTAACAATTCTATTCCGCCAACCGACACAGTAATTTTTGTTAACCGCAAATCAATAGGCCAAATTAAATTGAATCTAGTTTGACTACCGGAAACATTTGCAAAAGTTTCTGTTTTAACCTGATTAGTTATTGTATATCTTGGGTTTAATCTATCAAATTTAATTCCAATTTTATTACTGCGCACAGGACCTGCGCCTAATTGTACTGCAACTCTAGCAGGAGTGCCTCCTAACGGTTGGCCGCCATCTAAAATAATTTCAGGAATAACTAAGTATCCTTCGCCTGGATTATCTACTATTATCTTGTTAACACGTCCTTGACTGATATATGCTGTGGCTTCAGCAGATATTGAACTTATTCCGTTAATAATTACTATCGGAGGACTTGTATAACCTGATCCCCCATCAACAACCGTGATTTCAGCAACATTGTGACCTACGTTATAATACCAGTTGTCGTAGGGTTCTGATAATACAATGTCATTGTTGTATTTTAAAATACCGTCTTCAACAAAAGTGGAAACAGTGGTAATTTTGTTACTTTCAAAATTATAGAAAGGAGGTAAGTCAAAATCTGTAACTACAGACCTAGTTTGCTCTAATCTATCATATGCACTAACAAATTCACGTATTTTAGTTCTATAAGGTTTAACTTCGCTGATGTAATCCTCAAAACTATCGAGGTTATCACTTTGATAGGTTACTTTTTGTTTTAATTCACCTAGGTTGTGTTTACCTCTTACAAAACTAGTCTTAAATGCCCAATCAACAAATACTTGTTCTTGGAACACATAACGTAAACTTGCAAAGAACAACTGATTGTATTCTATTTCTAAATCATCAATGAAAATATCATTTTTCAAAACATTTAGCATTATACGAAGTTCTTCGGTAGGTTGATCATCAAAGATATCATCATCATAGGTAGGGCCGTCGTAGCCTACATTGTTATTAGAGAAGCGATAGATATTATCGTTCAATTGTATTGTACCGTTTTGACGACCAATAGTTTGAAAGTTTACAGTGTTATCTGTAGTTTCTTGATTATCTATTTTCTTTAATAGTAACCAGCCGGCAGAACCTTGATTTTTAATTTTAACTATTTCACCTATTTCGATATTTGCTCCAGGAATTTCGTAGGCAAAATCTAATAAATGATTTATGTTAGTAAAATTATTGTATCCGCTGGCATACCAGTCGGCGTATTGCCAATACTTAGTCACATCATAGGATTGTGTTCTTGAGCGTTCCCATGACTTAGATTCAACATTCCAAGTGTATAAACTCCACCCAAAATTTGCTGTTTCGTCTGCTTCTACTAATACAGTAAACGGACGAACAGTTAACGCGGTAGAATTAGAATAATTCTTGCCTTGTTTTTCAACTTTAACTCTGACAATTTGACCTGCAGAATCGATTTCGCAAGAAAGTTGAGCACCTTCTCCAGTGCCCACAACTTCAATGGCAGGCCCTCGACGAGCTATTTCTTGTGCTGGATCGTAGACAACATCTATATAACCTTTACCTGGGTTAATAATATCTACACCAACAATCTTACCTAAAGAAATTATTGGTAATAATACTGGTGCTTCTACTGCCGCCGTACCTACAAATCTTATTTCGCTATAAGTGGGTTTAACTATATCATAACTACGGCTGTATAAAGTAGGTGGCTGTTCTTTAACATCAAGGCCGCTGAGATTAAAATCATCTATTAAATTTTTCTTTGCTAGTACAGAGTTGACACGTTCTACGAATTGTTTAACTGCTTCAACTCTGTTTACAAACATACTCTGACGAGGCTTGTTTAAGATACCATATTTTAATTTAGGTGGCAAGTCTGGATCAGGCACAGGATTGTTAAACACATCTGACCCAACTAAACTGTCGATCCATTTTTGCTCAACATATGTGTTTAACTTACGGCTTATATCGCCGTCTGTTAGTAATTGATAATGACTATGTATATTAATTTCAGTATTTTCTACATTCCAATAACGGAAGTTTACAGCAACTTTTCTGTCAGCAATCAATTCTTTACAGTTTATTAACGCCCATTGATTTGATCCTAATAATGCCGCATATCTAACTCCCTTACTCTTAGGGTCTTGTATAAATTCAGCAACATCTTTAGCACTGTATTTGCGGAATTCAACATTAGGAACAGTGACCTTATTCTTTACCCAGAAATAATATTTGTTAGAATAATTTTGTGTAAGAGAATCGTAACTTTGTTCTACACTATAAGCCAAATCGCCATATTTACTTTGGCCGCTTATGCCCATTGTTAGACCTTCTTCTGTATCTGCTAATTGATCCCAGTCACTTGGTCTGTAAATAGATTCAACCCATTCGTATACTGCAACTTCAGCATCACCAAATCTAGCATTCCATGTATTGGCTTTATATGCCGCTGTGCCTTGATAAGTGTTAAAGAACTTTACTGCGCCTAAATCCCACCATAGTCTACCAACTGCGGCTCTGGTCCAACTATCAAAAGTATCAACTACTACATCAGCAGTACCTAGAGTATAAGTGGCTGGATCATAATATGTTTTGTAACTTAATTCTTGTTCGGCCAGTCCTAAAATTTTTCCTTGCAAAGGATCAATAAAATCTAGATAACTTATGATATTATTTTTTTCTGTGTCGTATAAAAATACAGATCTAATTTTCTTTACATCTACTGCTGGTTCGGGTTGTCTATAGACACTCCAAGATTTTTTGCTAGACTTAAATTCATACACTGCACCTTGCGTGGCAGTTGCATCGCCTACATAAATTCTATCTGTAACAACAATATCTTTACCGTACTCTGAACCTAAATTTTTATTTTCTAAATCTTCAGCAAAAACATACTTAGTATTGTACTTGTCAAATACAAATACTGCACCAGTAAACTTGTCAATTTCTTTAAATGCTGTTGACCCTAAATCAAACGTTGTTGCACTGTTGTCAAAACTTGTAGCAAATGTTTGATCACCTGTTCTAGAACGAACAACTAATTGATCGCCTGTTCGATTAAATTTAACTTTGTCACCAAAGCGACCGCTTTCCTGGCGAGTTGGACTAGTAATAATATCAACAGGTTCAAAGATTGTGTTCTTAGCAAATAATATCACACATCCTTCTTCAATGTTGGTGTTTGAATAACTGGCTGCACCTACTGCCATAGTGTTGCCATCTCTGGCTAAAGCCACTGAACTAGCAAAATTTGAACCGCTAGATATTTCAATTCCGCTGTCAATTACATCATTAAACAAAATAGTTTCAGACAATGTTAGACCACTATTATTAGAAGTAAACATGTGTACAGTTTCGTCGTTTCTAGTTACTGCAATTAGGCCAGTATCTGCTACACTCATGTCTGTTATTTCGGCATCGCCTGTAAACTCATACCGATCTATAAACATTCCATCTAATGTAAACAAGTTAAGTGTTGTTGGACCGAGTTGGCCTCCTTTGCCTGCTATAATTACTAATTGATTGACTATTGCTGTTTTAAAACCAAAGTACTCAAACTGATTTCTGTTTGGTGATTTAAACACACCATCAAAAATTATATTTTCATTTGCATCTTTAACTTCGTGTAGCGTAAAAATATCTGCGGCATTTTTCTTGTAAACAGCAACATATCCTTCTTTTGCTGTGTTACTACTGTCGCCACTAACTTTATCTGCGTCCGGAGCACCAACTAACAAATATGCTCCGTCTTTGCTAATTGCAAGACTCGCACCGAAACTGCCGTTAGTGTCAGTCAACGCCTGCGCTGAACTAGGTGTTATTTGATCTCTAAATACCCAGTTTTGTTGGCTAACTGGTCTTGAAAGATATAAAACTCTATCATCGGCCGTGATTACCATAATTCTGTTTGCATCATCAATAGACAACACTGAGCCAAATTTATCTGCATCGTCTGCAACTGTATCTACAGAATAAACGCTATTATACTGCCACACACTCCATTGATTGCTAATACCGTCAACCCAAACTAAATCACCATCTTTCTTACGTGGTAGATATAGTGAATTGATTTGATCCATTGTTGATGTTCTAACACTGCTAAATTTATAAAGTGTAGTAACACCATCAAAGTTAATCAACGTTGCATCATCGTCTGTGAACGAAGAAGCAGGAGTAATTGTAATATAATTAAATCCAACTTCTATTACTGGAAAGATACCATCCAATCTATTATTACCAACATTAACGCCAATGTAGTCGCCTACTTGAATATCGCTGTCTCGATTGGATACTAAATTAATTTTTAATGCTGGATCTAAAAATTCAACACTAGAAATTTCTTTAGCAAATTGGCCAAATCTTAAAACGTTCCAAGTATTTTTATCATATCCTACCCAGAAACGACTGCCTTCTTCTAAATCTTCTAAACTATAGTTGGCTAGGTCTGCTTTAGTAGAAATTACATAATTAACATCTTCTGTTCTTACAAATCCTGCTGTTTCTACAAAATAGTTAGAAGGATTAAATGTTGGAAAAGGATTATGATTATAACCTTCAGGTTTTACATAGACTTGATCTGGCGTAAATCTATAAACGAAATCATTTAACTCTCTATCAATTCTATTGACTAGTTCAAATGGTTGAGGATTAATTAATATTTTTTCTTCGTCAACCTTATATTCTAATTCTTTGAAGGCATCAACAGCACCGTATTGTCCAATACGAATTGCCCACTCTTCAAAAAATTCAATGCTTTCTTTATCTGTAGCACTAAGAGTATCAAATAGTTTCGAAAGAACGTTCTGAGTTCCTTTTTCTCGAATCATACCTTGATAAAATTTATATTGTGCTACGTCATCATTAATAATATTTTCAAGATATTGTCTGTTTTGATAACCAATTAAATGTTGTGCAAATTTTTGTTGATCGGTATCAAAACTATCGGTATCTAAATCGTAAAAGTCAGGGAACTGATTTGCTCGATAGTCCCAGTTAGGTATTAACTTGCTTTCTGGGCGAGCAGGTAATCTATACCAAGATTCGTCATTAAATGTTTCGCTACCTGGAGTATTTTTCTTAGCACTATAATAAAATTCTTTATATTTGATTGTTTCACCAAGTGCATAATCTTTCCACGATGACCACTCTTTTACCACTGCTCTGTCGTAGATAAATCCTGGTATACTAAAGTCGCCTTGCCATCCGCCAGTTCTATAGCCTGTAACTTTAATTCTTTCTTGGCGATAACCTTGTGTTTGATCGTATATTATATCATTGAATACTGTTTTATTATCTAAAATTAACACATGTTCTTTCTGTACAAGATTTAACGTAGCATGATAGATGCCATCAGCAGTATTACGTGGACGTAATGTAAAGTTATTTCCCTTACGGATGCTGTTTGTAAATAAAGGTTCTAAACTTAATCCATCCTGTTTATAAATGCTATACTCGTAAAAACTATCATAGATGTTATCTACAACTGAAAATTCTTGAGCAAAAATTATTTCATCTGCACCTGGGCTTAAAGCGATTACCGAACCTGCGGCCCAATTTTGTGTAGTCCAGAATATAAACTCTTTAACAGAAGTTTCCCAATCAGTGACTGTTTCTAAACTAGGATTGAAGTATTCAAAATTAAATCCCTGTTGTAAAAGATATTGATTGTATCCCAGCATAAAGTCAACTACATCCTGCACTGTTTCTAACTCTGCTCCGTAATGTAGTGTACTCAACTCTGTTTCAAATCTTCTACGAATAGTAACATCTCTGCCACCGGTTACAGGTAACTGAGGTAACTTGGCAAAATATTTGAGCTCAAATGTTCCACTGCTAGTGTGACTAGTAGTTACTCTGTAAAAATTATTATCGTAGCGTACTATTTGAGTTTTATTATAAAACTTATCAGTGTCCCAGTCGAGATAACTTTCTGATATACCACCAATATTAATTTGTGGATCTGAAACTGTAGACAGTGGTTTGTAATATTTAAATTCCGGTACAGATTGATTGTAGCCTTTGATTATAAATCCACTAGGTTGTTTTTCAACAATAACACCGCTATAGTCAATACTTAAAACAGGACTGCTAGTATTGAGAACAATTTCATAATTTTCTTCTGGTACAAAAACATTACCTTGATTTAAAGGACTACGGCTGTCAAGAATAAGTTTAAATTTTTCTTTGCTAGTAAACCCGCCAAGTTTAGCAGATAATTTAAGATCTAAATTTTTTAAATTAAATTTATAATTTTCGCAAATTTCTTCACTGCGACTTGTAGCATATTCACAGACATAATTTACTAGACCAGAAGTGAATATTCTACTAGTGTCTTTAATAGTATTAGGAAACTCTATAATCTTTGGAGATATTCTTAGATTTCCATCGGCTACTTTGTAGACTAGTTGGCCATCTTTATCTCTAACTTGTCTTATTCTGTCGTAGGCAGTGGCAAACAGTTTTGCTGGGCGTAACAATGTTAATGCTGTAATCAAAGCAAACGGATACTCTGAATTTTTTCTCCAAGCACTTTCAATCGGTGCTTGATCGCCAAATGTAAATTCGCCTTCTGTAAACAATGCAACATAATCATTAATTGCGTTTGCTTCTAATGGTGACAGTAATTCGCCGTTTTGATTAACAGGTAAATGAGAACTTATTGTTGGTCTAGCATACTCTGGCGTTCTTACTAATAATTTTCCAGGCTCTCTAATGATCCCTTCGGCAATGTCGTTCCATAAAATTAAATTGTCACTGGTGTATGGTGCAGGTCCGTAGACATCTTGCCACCATGTTGGTTCTATTCTAAAGCCAAGAATTTCCCAAGGATGACTGTGTGGGCGATCTGTATCGTAAAAATACTTGTAGATTGCTCTCCAGAATCCCGGAACTTGTGTTCCGTCTGGTGCGGCAAATTGTTTATAATTAAATGTGAACGAATTATTACTATCATAGAATGTATGTTTAGTGTAATCGTCGGCTATAAAACGACTCCAGTATAAAAACTCTTGCCTTAATGTATCATTGAGATCCTTTATAGCAACATCTGTTTTTCTATAATAACCGGTAATATATTCGTCAATGTTTGATACTGTTGGATCATACAGAACTTTAATATTATTAAAAATTCGTTTTTCTAATTCTAAAATTAAATCATCTCTGTAGTCGTTGAATGCTACAGTAATGCTACCGTCGTGACCTTGTATTACTCTTGTAGGAGTTTGATATGTGTCATCAACAAATATCTTTGGCTCATACAATGGATATAAACCTAACTTTGTTGGCGTTGGTGGTACGTAGCAGCCATCGGTACTTTCATACTGAATAATTTTAACATTGTCGCCTTCTACAATTGGTACGAGAATACTGACAAAACTATCATTTACAAACTCGTATTCTTTTCCGTGCAGTAGTTGTTGATCGTTCAAGTAAACTAAAACTGCACGTTGACTAGGTTGTGTTAAATCAAAATTAAAAGTTATAGGGTATTGAGTTATGCTGTCGTCTATAACTGTTTGTTCGTAGATAAAGTTTGCAGAAAATGGGATCATGTCGCTAAAGTAAAACGGCATAGTATCTACATTATCTTTAACTGCTTCTCTTAATAAAAGATCTAAGTGTACTCTTGTGTCACCATCGAAGCCGTAAGATTCCGCAATACGCAGAAAATTTCTTTTGAATTTACTGTACTCGTTTTTAGCGAATCTTAATGACTTTACTATATTATGCTCTTTATCTGTAATATGATAAGCAGCCAATGACAATGGACCGCTGTGCTGTATTATTTTGCGACCATATGCAGATAAATTTGAAATATCTCTTAAATTTGTTGGACCTGGTACTGTGCCAATAACTTCTGAGTTGTTTTCAACGATTGTTTTTAAATGATTAGATATTTCGCCTAAAGTGAAATCATCCATGCTAATGTTAAGAGGATTATTTTCTAAATTATGCGGAAATTCATAATAGCCATTTTGATTTTTAACTGCTGAACTGCGAGTCTTAACTACTACAGAATCCGTAGTGTTTAAATCTGCAATAAAATCTACATAGGCGTTAACACCTTCTACAAAAATGCTGTAATCTGATATATTAGATTTTAATTTGCCGTTGACCCATACACGCACTTCTAAGTCAGTTAGCGACCCAACATTGTCGTACACATCAATGGGGAAGAAATTTTGACGTTCAACTGCATCGTATTGTCTAACAACATATTGTCGACTAGTTGCACTAGCCTTGCTCCACCCGTTTACAAAAGATTCTGACAGTAGACCATTAGTTTGCTTTAAGTAACCTCTATCCAATGTTACTGTTTTAACCTCGGCTAGATCTTGATATAAAAACGAATCAGTGTGTAAATTAAAATCAAAAACTATATCACCAATATTACCAATATTTCTGTAGGATATGCCAAATTTTAATTCCGAATCTAACACAGAACCGGGTGCGTAAGTAAACAGTTTTGTACCAGCAAATGTAGAACCTACATATACAGATTTGTCTCCGTAACTAATGCCGTCACTGTTAAACACATCAAACAGAGGAGCCTGATTTATTGTTGTTTTTTGCTGAGATACTTTCCAAAATCCATTAGAATAGTAATACATTTTTCCACTGTTTTCATCACCTTCTAAAACTAATACTGTTTCGCCTTCGATAGGATCAGTATCTGATTCTGCTATTAAGGTAATTCTTCTTGTACCAAGATGCGTAACAAACGAAACACGGAATATACGACCACTTACACGTATATCAGTGTCTGCTGTAAACAGCACTCGCATCCCTTCTAATAAATTAACACCATCAACATTATAACCTAAACTACCTTCTACTTTAGAAAATACATCTGTGGTAAATGTATCTACTAGAGTAACGTTGTCTTTGGCTTGACTACCAAAATTCCAAAGTGTAAGTCCTGCTTCAAATTCAATAATTGGTCGTTTAGCACGAGCATTTTGATCAAGTGTCAGTGGCTGATTATTAACAGCGGCTGATACTTCTATAACGTCCTTGTGGAACCAACGATTATAACGACTCCAAGGATTTCTATCTTTACTACCCCTATTAACTATTAGATAATCTTTAGTCGATGGGTAGTTTGCATTAACATCGTAGCCTTGTGTGTCAAATTGTTCATTGTCAAATTCAATATCTGCATTAGAGGCATAACTGGCAGGTGTTAATAGATCGTTTTCTGCAACAAGATAAATGCTGTTGCCTACACCTTCTACATACCAATTACCCGTTGAGTATTTTTCTGGTGTTACACGCCCTTGAAAGAAAACACGCATACCGTTGCTTAGAGGTGTGCCGTCATTTAACACATAAGTCTTTTTACCAATAATTTCGTTTTCTACATCTATTTTTGTAAACTCGTCAATGTCATAAATTTTTAAAATACCGCTGGAGTTTATATCGTTCTTACTAACGTAATAAAGAATATTTGGAGCATCTTCTGGCACTTGGAATTCGATTATACCGGTGCCTACGTATGCGTTACCTGTACTAACACCTTGTGTATAGAAAAAACTATCGCCTGAAATTCTATCAGTTTTAAATGCTATTGGCTGATCAGCACAGTCAACTTCAAAACGATAAGTTTGACCTCTATACAATGTTAGTGTAGGATTGCGAGTTAGTCCGTCTGGAGTAAACACATAAGCCTGATTATCTGTTTCATCAACAAGTGCAACCTTGTAAGTACTGATTATGTTAGGTGTTTGGCCAACAACTGGAATACTTTGGGGTCCGTTAGGCAACCAATAATATTCTCTATAATTGATAAACTTATCCCAGTCAATATGCGGATTCCACGCATAAAATTCTTGACTGTTGATTAAATCATGATTGCTGTTGTTAGAATTAAAAAAACTTAACTGATTAATGTAATCATTATAGTCTTTAAAAAATACATAATTGTTAAGACTATCTCTAATAGTAATAGCAGGTTCTAACTGATATGCTGTACGCTGATCGCTAACATCATCTAAATATCTATCTCTGATGCTGTATGCTTCTGTAGTTTTTCTTCCTACAAAGGCGTTTATTTTTTCTACTTCACCTTCAGATATTAACTGATCTAAAGTAGCATTTAAGAACTTTTGATTAGTTGCTGTTCTAAAATATCTTGGTAAAAAATCCACAGAAGTTCTGTTAGCAGAATTTCCAATAGGTAGTGCTGATTCTTGTTGATCGTTATTAAATGCCATAGTCTTATGCGCTTGTTATTCCACTAGTAGATTGTGTGCTGGTTAACACAGTACCTGATGCTCGTATACGTGACGCTGTTATTTCAGAAATAATTTCAACATCATCAACTGTTGCCGAACTTACAAAAATTTCATCTGAGTTAGATTTTATTTCGTAGAGACTACCAAAACTTAAACCATCTTGTTTAGGTACTAAAACAATATTAGCCAAATTTGGGGAAAGTTTATTCATCACATATGTGGCTAACTCGCCGAAATAAAATGTATCTCCAAACTCCCAATTTTCAATAGCAAAAAATTCATTAATGGCGTTTATGACCGCAGTTTTTATATCACTGTCGCTAACTGAAACGCCTTGGCTTTTTACTACTTTAAATGTGGCTTGAAGACTAGTATCTGCTGTACTACCAAAAATATTTTTATATTTTACAGGATGATAGATTATTTCATCGCTGACCGATTTTATTTTGTTAAGATTGCTACCAAAATTAACAAACAAAGAATCACTGCTTAAAGGTAAGGGCTTACTGTCTATCTCTCCTTTGAGCCAACGTCGATACTCTGTGTCATAACTGCGTGTTAGCATATAAACATCAACGATGTTTGTAGCCGCTGGGTCTAAACGACTGCTTTCGTCTGCGGCATGTATATACTGAAATTTAATAGAATTTCTTCCTTGGTATGATCGATATTCTGTATTAATAGTAAAACTAGTTGTGGCAGAATTAAAAGTTTTTACAAGATCCTCGTTAATTATATAGACTAATTTTCCATTTGAAAAAGTAGGAATATCTTGTTCCGCTTGTCCTTGTGTTTCGTAGACATTGATAAGACTATTAGAATTGTCTAGATAATAATAATCTATTACACCATCTAATCCAACTCTACGCTGTTGAAAAATATATTTTTCTCTAGGATTAGTTGTAGGGGCTACTATACGTGTAAACAAATCTGGATCATCTACTACGCCGTCTTCATCTGTGTCTGAAAAACTAATAGAAATTTTCTTAGAATCGATGTATCCGTCGGCACCTTTATACTCTTCAACAATATTCCATTCAAAGTCGTTCATAAATGCAGAAGTAACATCTGGTTGTTTATTAATGCTAAGAATTGTTATTCTATCTCTAATTACTTTTCCTGTCTTAGTATCATACACTTTGTCACTGCTGTCGAAGAAAAATCTAACTTCAGTTTCGCTTTCAAAAACATAGCGAAGACCTCTGTTAGTTACTGTATATGTTTCTCCATCAGTTTCAAACATTACTAACCAACTAGAATCTAATTGTTGATTGCTAATATCTCCTGCTTTACCTAAATTAAAATTAGAAAGTTTATCAAGATTACTTTCTGTTACAATTTTCCATGCTGTTACTGTTGTGTCGTATCTTAGTCCAAATTCTTTATTAGCAAAAATTAAATCTATAATTCGAGATTGCGTAGCAGAATCTAATGCTTTAGTAAATCTTGGTACAATACTATCTAATACTGCATTATTAGGAATTATTTCGTTAAATTTAACTGGACCTTCACCGTTAGGCAATATTTGATCTTCTCCGTATGTGCCGTCACCAACTACGTTGATAACTTTTGCCCAGATATATTCTTTGTCACCTGGTAAAGATGCTGGACCGTCGACGATAAGATTATTTTTATCAAAATGTTTGATAGGAGTACCTTCGACATATGCTGTAAACTTTACTAAACTGTTCGGTATTAGATAAAAAAGATTACTGCTGGTAAAACTTCCTACAGTTTTAGGTTCATCTGTATCGACATTTTTAACATAACCTGTAGACACATTTGTGGCCTTAGAAATTTGTCTCCAATCTGCAAAAGTAATCGATAATCCAACACGTGGAAAATTATCTAGGTAAAAATCATACACTGACTTTTTCTTTAGCACAGGACTTAATTTATTAACTACAACACTTTCAATTTCTGATCTAGTAGCGGCGCTAAAATTAAATGTCTCAGCAAACTCTTGTTTATAAATGATACCATCTGTGCCAAATATATTAGTGCTACTGTATTTTCCACTAGTGTCTTTTAAATCAAAATAACGACTAATACCACTGCTAACACGATTAACTGCTTTGGCTTTAATAATTTCTTGGCTGATACTCAACGGCAGAACGTTATAGTCCTCGCCTGTGATCATTCGACCTTGTGTGTAATAAGTCTGTGGGGCTTTCTGTTTAATGCTGGCAGAAGTTTCTGCGGCAGACGCATTGTTAACTGTATATTTTAAACCAAGTGTTACAGTGATAGTTTCTTGTTTACCTCTCTTACTAACATAAGGAATATCTATAGTAACGTTTTTAATATTGTTAGGATTAACAGAATAGCGTAATCCGTTGCTGACACGATAATAGATTTTAAAATTGCCTTGTGGCAAGTCTCCAAACACTCCGTCAGCAAAACTTAAACGTATACGATCTCCGGTACGTGAAAGCACACTGTAGATATTTCTTATTTTTTTATTAACGCTGTTATAGATAATGTTATTGCCTTCAGTAGCATCAACTTTGGTCCACAATTCATTTTCTAAACCAATACCGTCTAACTTATACAACCAAATGTCGTCGTTATTAATTCCAGAACTATCTATGTCAACAGTTTCATTAGGACTAGGTCTTGATATGCCAAAGTTTCCTGTTTGAAGACTACCTTGACGGAAGTGTGCAAAGAAACCTGTGTTACTGCTAGGAGCACCACCGCCGTCATCCCTATATAAGAATGCTAAACTGTTGCCAGGAAAAGGTGCTTCTTCGTAAATTTTATCGCTGTCTTTAAATGAACAACTAACAACTTCAAAGTTGGTATTTCTTCCGTCTATGGATTTGTTAAAAGCATAAACAGGAACTTCAGTATTAGTAGCATTAAAACGATATTGCTCTGTTCTTATTCCAGAAATTACAGCTCGATCCTGGGGTTTGCCAAACTGAATAGTTTCTGTCATGGCAGCATTGATTACCTTGATAAATTGCTCATACCAGTTAGCGTTGGCTGGATCATTCCATACTATAGTCTGCCCTGCTAGGTTACGACCATTACTGTCAATAACTGCTTCTGTGGTAGATACTGCTGTGAATTTTAACAGTCCGTTGGCTGGTAAATTACGCTTAGGATTGTAACTTAATAAACGTGCCAATCGAAGCACACTTTCACGACGTTCTGCTAGTTCAAGAAAATTATCTCGACTGTTTAGATCAAAGCGGAAAGCAAGATTTTGACCTAAGTACGCAATAAGATCTATGAGGGCTAGATACTCACTGCTTTCGATATAGTCGTTAAAATCTTCAGGATAATTTTCACGTAAGTACGTGATCATTGTACGACGTAAATTGTCGAAATCGTAACTTTGAAAATCTGCGTTACGGAAACTTTGGTATATCTTTTTCCAATCTTCCGCTACAATTAGTCTATTTTGTCTATCTACACTGGCCATAATATCCCCTCATACTGATATTTATCGCAACGAAAAAACTGGGTAGATTATTATGCTAGGATACTGTTGTCTTGATCAAACTGAAAACGCAGTTGTTCAGATATGTTGTAGGGCAAGTATGTTAGTTCGCACTCTATTTGTAGTCCACTTTCGTATTCACTGACTACAATCCTATCAACTTTAACACGTGGATCAAAATTTATAATTGTAGTAACGTCCTGTGCTATGATTTCTTTAAGTTCTTCTGTTAAAGGCTCAAACAGTGCGTCCCAAATAATAGTGCCAAATTCAGGTCTTTCTAAGCGTTCGCCTTTGCGAATATGAAAGTGATTGATAATATCCTGTTTAATTAAAGCAATATCATAAAGAGCAAAACTGCCTGCAGGATCTGCTATAGTACTTAAACCTCTGTAGGTACGGCTTCCGGCAACCGTTTGTTTTTGATTACCTTGTACAACTGTTCTGCTAATAAGGTTTTTTTCTAATGCCATAACTTTATTTATTTGCCTGTTTTCTTAAAGGTATCTAGTGTTTTACCCACTGTACCATTTTTTACTTGGCTACTAGAAGATGCATCTGTAACTTCCGGAGTATGTCCCGAAGGGTTTAAATTTTCATGTCCTCCCCACGGTTCTGCTTGTGGCACACGTTTAGGATCAGGCCCTGCACTGGCTGTGCCTGCGGCTGGCCCGTTCATGTGAATCTGTGCCGCTGTTTCTAAATGATTGCCACCACTGTTGATGTTTGTTGTCCCTGATGTGGTAATAAAGGTATTAGCGCCACTTAGTGCCGCCCAATCTGCACCACTTTCAGCATGAAACTTTTCACCGGCTTTAATATTAACATTACGCCCTGCTTTAAGATTTATATCTCTGTCTGCGGTGACATTAAGATCTGCTTTAGTGTGTATGCTAACACTGTCTGCGGCATAGATATCAATTTTACCATTACTAGTAAGTTCTATCCAAGTAGTTCCCCTAGCATTACCAATGTAAATTAAATCTTCACTGTTGTGTAAAAGTATTTGATGACCTGTGCGTGTTCTAATACGTACTAGTTCGTTGTGTGGAATAGTTGGATCTCCGCCCGTTTCATCATTTTCAACGCTGACATATTGACTAGGTGCTTCGCTAGCCGGGCCAACTCGTAAAAAGTTTTCGTCACCGTCATCCATGACAAAAGTACTGCCGCCCAATCGACTAACAAATGTGCCTGTTACACGGCTTTCTTGAAAACCAGTAGTTCCTTTTTTAGCACCACTTCTTCTATCTACTGGGCCCGGAGTGCTAATACCGAATACCATACTAGGCAAATCTCGTCTTGCACTAGAAGTAGTTGTTCCTCTAGTTTCATCCCCGGCAAGTCCTTGGGCCGATAATACTTGATCAAAAGGGTGTACAGGTTTTTTAATTAATGTTGTGTCAGTTTGTGTTTGATCATTTAATCGTTTATTAAATTCTGCTACTACACGTTTGCCCGATCCTGTCTCGTTGTGTAGCTCTGTTGCGGCTAATCCCGGAGTCATAAAGTTCATAAACTCGTCTTGAACACAACCAATCCAATATCCTTGTTTAATATCACCATCAACAAAAATTACCATGACTGTTGTACCAACATCTGGCGGTACCATCCAAAAACCGTAACTTTTTTGTGTGTCGTTATATGTATTGTTATTACCAGTATGCTCTAATGCTGTAACTCCATAGAACGGACTGAGATATTTTACCGGAATAGTATTACCCACGCGATTAGGTAAGTTACCAACATCTCTCAATAGTTGGACTTGCAGTGTACCCATGTATTTTGGATCAAGGTGGCTAACAATTTTAGCCAAGTAGGGACCGGGTCCTAGTGGGCTTTGATTTTCTGGCGTTCGTCTTATTTCTGGCATATTATGGTGCTATGTAATCAGAAGAAAAAGTATTTTCGGGAGTGCTAGATTCTACTAACATCTCAGCATTGGCCACAGCCGGTGATGTTCTTACTTTAGTTCTTGCGGCTGGGTTATTGGGATCAAATGTGGCTCTACCGTTATCATCATATAGTCCTGTAGAGTCATATAAATCACCTGTTTCAGTATTTCTTCTTATTGTACTTAACTGTCCCGTTTCGTCTCGTAATTCTTCACTACCGTTGGCTCTTTCTGCTACGGCATCGGTTGTTGATGCTCCTGCTAATACTTGGGGTCTTGGTTTCTGATTGTCTATTCTGTTTAAGGTCAATAATTGTGTAAACTTACCTTTGCTAACTGCAGATTTTGTTAAAACTAATTCGTACAATCCACTAAACTCTTCTAGTACTTCGGTGTTAACTCCAAACTCCATAATTCCAGTTGGGCCGTAATCTATAGGTGTTCTAAAATTTAAAATCACAGTAACTATACCACTTTGATAATCCATGGCAACATCTTCTGTAATATTAAATCTACCAGATCCAGTGTTGCTAAAATTACCAATGCCGCTGTCAGCAATGAAATACGGATCTCCTTGTATTTGTAATTCTACTTGTACAACATCTGTGCTCATATCGTTTAATATCGCATAGTTAAACATTTGTGCTATTAACGTTCGATGATCTGCGGCCGGAGTTCCTCCAACAAGTGCATTTACTTCTGTGTTTTGTCCGTCTGTTTTGCCGTTGTTCCCTTCTATTTCTCCAGACTCGTTGCTGGAGATAATTGGACTAGTGTCTGGTAATCCTGCAGAATTTTTAGTCGAATAAAATGTTGCGGCATTTAATAGACCGTTGTCTGCTAGTTGTGGTGTACCAAATAATGTTGTAAAGTTTAATTTAAAATCTATAATTTCTTCGTTTTTACCAGTATAGATATAATCATAAACTTTGGCTGTTTCTTCTGTGAGCCAGTCTAATCCTTTAGGTTCAGAGTTTGCTCTTTTATATTTGGCACTGTGTACGAAATAAGGTACTACCTTAAACACTATTGCCACAGGCGGTCTGTTTTTTCCTAGATTACCTTCTTCACTAGGTTTAATATATACTGCGGTTTCAATTCTAAACCAAGGAATTAATCCGCTAGGATCCTTGTTGGCTTTTTCTACAGCCGATTTACCATATTCACTGACTACTATTACATTAGTGATTGCGTTTATTATTGTAGACCCTTGTTCAAAAACAAATAGTCGACTCTTAGGATCATATGTGGCATTTTTTCTTCTTATGCCTTTAGATGCATCTGGTTGAGCAACATTAGTTTGTACCTGTTTACTTTCGCCAGCCATTGACTGAGAAAAATCCATTGATGATATACCTATATCATTAAGAGTACTGTTATCCTGTACTACTAGATTATTCGCACCCCTTGTGGCATTAATTCTTGTTGTAAAATCTACTGATTTACTTTCATTAGGATCTTGTGTTGCTGTTCGGTCGTTTAAATCTATTAACTGATCATTGTCTTGATTATTGTTTTCATCTTCGTTGTCCGAGTTAGATTCACTGTTAGCAATATTTGTCGAATCTTTAGGAAACACAATTAGTATTTCATCTGGCAGGCCTTTGACTTTTTCTTTAGAGTTCATTTCTTGAATTCGTTTATTAATTACTGCCTGTAAACTAAACTCGCCAGATTGTAATATTTCTTGAACAGTACTACCTGCAATGCCAATATCTGTTTTAAAAACATTATTCAAATCTGATACTGCTGTTTCGTTATACGCAATAGCCTGTAGACTATAAGTGGATCCTGCCCCAGTAACTTCCATGCTCATGTCTACTAAATGCACAGGTAAATGTCTTGTAGTGTTAGGAACTTTATGAGAATTTCCATTGTCATCCCACCCTACAAATTCTATAGTAATTAAAAACGGAGCCAAGTTATACCCAGTTTCGTGACCGTTTTCTCTAGCGGCTACTTCTAGAGCTTGAAACAGCATTCCCATACTATAAGGCTCTATGATAGTCATTTTCATGTCTGTCAAGTTACTGCCTAACGTTAATCTATTAAAAGTTGCTTCAAGTTCAAATTCAAAATCTGTAATAAAAAATTCATATTTTCCAGATCTGTTGTCGCTAGTTTCTGCGGCAAGACTTACTACTTGATCGCCGCTGCCGCCAGATTTAGCAATAATTTTTCCCAATCTTCCTGCTTTATAACTTTGTTCTGGATAGTTGTATTCGTCTGCTGTTAGACAACTTAATGTGATAATAGTAGTAAAACTAGCAAAGGATCTCAAAGGATTGGGCTGTGGTAGTACAATATCAACATTACCCGGAGGAGTGTAACTTACAGGAATATTAGTTCCAACTCCACTGTCTCCTAGATTAACGTTTTTACCACTGTAAACTTCTCGAGGTCTTTGTTCTGTTTTAGGTTTTGCCCCAGGTTTGGCTGCTCCGGCAGGAGGCACAGGCGTTTTTCCTGATACTGCACCGGCTGCCCCATCATAATAGGATTTTGCTTGTACACCGTTGGCGTCTTTTTTGCTGAGAGATCTATCTGCGTTGACTGCTCCGGCACCTACTAGGTGCGAAGCACCTAGATAACCTGCTGTTTGTTCAGCGGATGTATTAGGCCCTATTACACGACTGGCATTTAGATAACCTAAATTTTTATCAGTGTAAGTAGCAAATGCTTTGTCTTGCAGTGCTGGATTATTTAGAAATGCTTGTCGACCGCCCGGTATTGTCCAATTGCTGTCGTTGAGTGCGGCTGAGTTACTGTTAGGAGCATCACGTCTTATCAGTCCTGCATCTTTGAGAGCAGGCACTCCCATCTGATACCCACCCATGAATCCTAGACGGTTTACTACTGCGTAATCGCCAGAACTTTCTTTTTGCAGGATATATCGACGATAATTTTCGTACCCCTCGGCTCCAAGAATCTGTTGTGTTTTACTCATAGGTTATTAAATTCCTAGAACTTTAAACAGGCTTGGTTTTTTAGGTATGTAAATTTCTGTTCCAGATTTAAAATCAAATATTGGATCTCTAATAACATCAAGATTGCGTTGTGCAAAAACCCACCATAGTTTAGGTGTATCATATAGATATGTAGACAATAAGTCAGGGCGATAGTTGAACTGTGGCTCTATTGCATATAAAATATCATCCGGCTCAGCAGACACTGGTCGTATAGCCATTGTATCGAGATAACCTGCACGAACTTTAGTGTTAAACCAAGGACTAGAGTTTGCGTATTTTGCAGCCATTAAATGTAACCTCCGCCTTCTTTACCAATGTAGGCACCGTTAACAAAATCATTGAGATTAAAATTTCGAACTTTAGTTCTACTGTAAACTGGTTGGCAAGTCACAGTAAGTGTACTTCTAACTGGTGCATATCCTATACCGTCTTTGCGTTGAATACCGCTGTCAACATCTGTTACCACAGGAATACCTCCTGTAAATTTTGCAGGTATGTAGTCTACATCTTTTGGTAGTTCTACTGTGAAATTTGTAATTACCACTGGAACATTAGCAAACACAAAGTCGCCATAGCCGTTTAATTTTACTATAGGAGGAGGACTGCCTGCATTTTCTGTTTTTTCACCGTAATACATTTTTGTCACACTGCGAAGGTAGTGTACTGCGGCTATCCAATAAGCGGCTTCTGTGCCATCTTCACAATAAAAGTCTCCAGTAATAGATATTCTATCAATCTTACTGTTTTCATAACTGAGAAATGCATAATTATTATGCACTGGTTCAACAGTTTGATAGTTAGCCTGATGGCTAAGACTGATACTAGGTGTGTAAGGAAACACAAATCCGTTAGTGGCTTTTAGTGGTTCTAGTATAAAACTTTCTTGATAAACACCTGGAGGTAAACTTAACTTCACACGCCAATCTTTAGCACTAGTGGGCCCAGAAAATGTGGCTTTAGTTGCGCCCGATGCTCCGCTAGGAACACCGCCTTTAGGCAGTATACTTCTAATTAAACTAGTGGCTCCGCCTACTAGGCCACCTACAGCACCAATGGCATTGCCTACATTTCCGCCAACTGTAGAACCTAAAGTTCTAGCACCCGATGCGAAACTACTTATTCTATCTAATGGCATATTTGGCTATCTCCGTTACACATATTTATTGACTTTTAAAACCGCTGGTTTTATAATGTTATAGAGGAGTACTATAATAACAATGAAAAAAGTAAACTATCTTAACAACAAGGATCTGTTAGCAGAAATACATAAAAGTAAGTGTTCCTACAGCAGTTTCGCTAAACAAGAGCATCATCAATATGATTTAATTTTGCCTAGTTTAGAAAAAATTAATGTAAGAACTATAGCAGAAGCCAAAAGAAACAGAGCTAAACGTCTAGCACAACAAGCGTTTGAAGCAGCCAAAGCATTAAACAACAAAGTCAAACTAGCAGAATTTGAAGTTGATTATAAAAAGATTGAAAAAACTGATCTAGTATTTCGTATTATGACATACGATCATATTCCAGATGCTCCTGGACGTAAAAAATCAGTAAAAAGCGCCGCAGATGCCAAAGAAAAAGTAAACTTTCCTGCTTTCCAACATTGGAAGTTTGATGAGAATGATAATTTAGAATGTGTAGGCAAAAGCCATTGGAAAGGCGGAGTCAAGACCGGCAAGTTTTCAAAAGATCACGGACAAATTACCAACACATTAGCTCGTATGTATATTAAACTTTGTGAACGTTATGCTACTAGAGGCAATGTTCGAGGTTATACCTATAACGACGAAATGAAAGGTCAGGCCATTTTGCAGTTAACACAGATAGGATTACAGTTTGATGAATCAAAATCAGACAATCCATTTGCATATTTTACTGCGGCTGTGACTAATAGTTTTGTACGTGTGATCAATATTGAAAAGAAAATGCAAAATATTCGAGATGATATATTAGAAATGAACGGAATGAACCCAAGTAATACTAGAATTATCAATGCCGAATACGAACATGCAATGAAAAGAGAAGCAGATAGCAGTGGGGATTAACATTGCTCGTTTAATCACTTATATTTACAGGACTTATGTTTAAAAAAATTGCTTGTTTTACCGATATACATTTCGGATTAAAATCAAATAGTGCTATACATAACCAAGACTGCGAGGATTTTGTAGATTGGTTTATTGCTGAGGCCAAACGTGAAGGGTGCGACACTGGCATCTTCCTAGGTGACTGGCATCATAATCGTAACAGTTTGAATATGTTAACTTTACACAGTTCTATTCGAGCACTGGAAAAATTAGGTAAAGCATTTGATAACTTTTATTTCTTCCCAGGTAATCACGATTTGTACTACAAAGACAAGCGTGATGTACACAGTGTAGACTGGGGACGACATCTTCCCGGAGTTACGATTGTTAACGAAATTACTACAATCGACGATGTTACCATGGTGCCGTGGCTAGTAGGCGACGAATGGAAACAAATGGAAAAATTAAAGAGTCGATATATTTTTGGACACTTTGAACTGCCATTGTTTTACATGAATGCCATGGTGCAGATGCCAGATCATGGAGAACTACAAGCACATCATTTTAAAAATCCTGAGTATGTGTTCAGCGGGCATTTTCATAAACGTCAGCACAAACAGAATATTGTCTATATTGGCAATGCTTTCCCTCACAACTATGCAGACGCATGGGATGATGACCGCGGTATGATGATATTGGAACACGGCAAGGCTCCAGTTTATAAGATATGGGACGATGCTCCTAAATTTAAAACTATTAAACTGAGTCAATTAATTGACGATGCAGATAATTTATTAAAAAGTAAAACATATCTGCGTGTAAGCATAGACTTGCCTTTGAGTTTTGAGGAAGCCAGTTTTATCAAGGAAACTTATATGGGGCGCCCTGAAGTTAGAGAACTAACATTAATTCCAGAAAAGAAAGAATTAGAAATTAACACAGATTTAGATGTTGAGCATTTTGAAAGCGTAGATCAGATTGTTACTAATCAAATTGTAAACATTCAAAGCGATAACTATGACCCTAAAGTTTTACTGGCAATTTATAATAACCTATGATTAGAATAAAAGATTTAACTGTTAAAAATTTTATGAGTGTGGGCAATGCCACACAAGCCGTAAACTTTGGCAAAGAACAACTTACGCTTGTACTAGGCGAGAATCTAGATCAAGGAGGCGACGACAGCGGATCACGTAATGGTACCGGCAAAACTACCATCGTTAACGCTTTAAGTTACGGGTTGTTTGGTCAAGCATTGACTAACATCAAAAAAGATAATCTTATTAATAAGATTAACGGAAAAAACATGTTAGTCACTGTAGAATTTGAAAAAGACGGCAGACTATTTAGGATTGAGAGAGGTCGTAAACCCAACGTTCTAAAATTCTACATTGATGATCAAGAACAAGAAAACGCTGATGTAGAAGATGAAGGTCAGGGCGATAGTCGCGAAACACAAAAAGACATTGACGAACTAATTGGCATGAGTCATGATATGTTTAAACATATCGTTGCTCTTAACACCTACACTGAGCCTTTCTTAAGTATGAAAGCCAATGACCAACGTGCTATTATTGAGCAACTGTTGGGAATTACTGTACTCAGCGAAAAAGCAGAACTGCTTAAAGAACAGATTAGAATTACCAAAGACGAAATATTTCAAGAAAATGCTCGTATCGAGGCTGTAAAAAAGAGCAACGATCGTATTCAAGAAAGCATTAACAGTTTAAAAATTAAACAGAGTGCTTGGCAAAAAGGACGCGACCAAGACATTGCTAAAATTCAACGTGCTATAGACGAACTAGCAGGTGTTGATATCGAATTTGAAATTAATCAACATACCTTAGTTAAGGAGTATGACGAAAAGAGTGCTCTTATTAAAAGTCTAAACAAAGAAAAGGCCACGCTAGAAACAGCGTTAATGCAGGCCGATAAGACTGTTAAAAAGTATGAACGAGAGATCAAGCAACTAGCCGAAAAGCAATGTCCAGCATGTGAACAGGAATTGCATGATCACAAGCATGATGAGATGATTAAAGCGGCAGAGAAAAATCTTGTAGAAGCCGATACATACATGTCCAAGGTGGCTGGCGATCTCGAAACAGTAACTAAAGAGTTATTATCTATAGGTGACATTAACGGAAGGCCTAATACCTTTTATGACACACTAGATGAAGCGTATAATCATCGCAGTAATCTTGAAAGTTTGGGTAGTCAACTGGAAAACAAACGTAGCGAACGTGACACTTATCAAGAGCAGATTGAAGATTTAGAAAATACTGCTCTGCAGGAAGTGTCTTGGGACACTGTAAATTCACTAACACTGATGAAAGATCACCAAGAATTTTTGTTAAAACTTCTAACTAATAAGGATAGTTTTATTCGTAAGAAAATAATTGATCAAAATCTTGCTTATCTAAACAATCGTCTAACTTATTATCTAGATAAAGTTGGATTACCTCACAGTGTGGTATTTCAGAACGATCTCAGTGTGGAAATCACACAACTAGGACAGGACCTAGATTTTGATAATTTAAGTCGAGGTGAGCGTAACAGACTTATTTTAGGGTTATCTTGGGCATTCCGTGATGTATGGGAAAGTCTATATCAAAACATTAATCTGTTATTCATCGACGAACTAATCGACAGCGGTATGGACGCTGCCGGTGTTGAAGGTAGTTTAGGAATACTTAAAAAGATGGGTCGTGAAAGACACAAAAACATTTACCTAATTAGTCATAGAGATGAACTAGTTGGTCGTGTAAACAATGTTCTTAAAGTAATTAAAGAAAACGGATTTACAAGTTACAGTACAGATATCGAAGTTTATGAGTAAAGAATTTAACGACGATACACACCTTAAATTAGTTCAAGCATTCATGGAATATGCTAGACATAATGAAAAATTTGAACTAGAAGGATTTAATAAAAGTGCTACTCGAGCTAGATCAGCACTGTTAGAAATACAAAGGCTAATAAAAGTAAGGCGCAAAGAAATATTTGATAAAAAAGTAGCCCTGCACGGGCATCCAAGAAAGGGCATTGCTCCTACTGCTCCTAGCGAGCGTAGAGCAAGAAAAATTCAAAGGCAAATTCAAAAACAACAGATAGACAATGGAGACTTAGATACATAATCTGTGTCTTGGACTTATCAAAATCAACCTGTTGAAGAAATACCCGAAGGCGTTATTGGCTTCATTTATCTCATCACCAATCTCAAGACCGGGCAGAAGTACATAGGCAAGAAACTAGCACAGTTTAAACGTACTAAACCACCACTCAAAGGCAAAAAAAATAAACGCAGAAGCACAGTAGAAAGCGATTGGCGCGACTATTGGGGTTCCAGCGATAGATTACAAGCAGATGTGGCACAACTAGGCCCGGAAAATTTTACAAGAGAAATATTGTATTACTGCACTTCTAAGGCTGAAATGAGTTATATTGAGGCTCGCGAACAATTTGACCGACGTGTGTTAGAGTCAGATGAATATTACAACGGTATTATTAATGTTCGTGTAGGTGGCTCAGATAAACTTCGTAAAGCATTAGCAGAACATAGGCAGAAATCATAGCAACTTAGTTTGGTCGGGGTAGCTCGACTCACCTTGAGACAGCCGGGGTAAGGCCCGTAGCCGTTAGATTCTGGTGTGTTGCACGGAAGAAGTTAACGTAAGGCTTCAAAAGATTGGGCTCTGTGAAAAAGATACAACCCAAGGGTAAGGAATTTCGCTTGATAGGGATCACCTGCCTTCCGCGACTATTCGCGAATCTGGAGTAGGGGGTTTCAGGGTTGCCGCCTCCGCTGTAGAAATACAAATCTCCTTTATCAAGAGTGGCTGTTGTACTCAGATGATAACTGCTTTTCGCCCGGAAACGGGCGAATTGTGACCATAATATCTAGATGATGCTAAACTGCTTCGCAGTTAATTATAGAAAAAGAAATAAAATAGTTCGAGCGAAAGCGAAGAACAGATGAACGCAGTTCATCTAAACTGCAATAAATAACATATCACAAAGGATTACTCTGAATGAAGGCTATAGACATACTAGCAGAATCTAAAATCAATGAAGCGCCTGTAGGAGCACTGAGCCAAATAGGTCGTAAAGTTGGTGCTGCCGCATTGAGTGCGTTAGGTGCTAAAAATACTGCCGCAGGTATTCGTGGCAAAGCTCAAATGGGCGATCGTGCTAATCAGTATTACACTGCATATCGTCAATGGCTAGGACAAACTGGCAAAGACGAAAAAACTGCTACCTATGCAGATGTTGCTCAGTTTATGAAAAAATCAGGACTGCCTGTGGATGGTATTAAAGGACAAAAAGGACTTGTCGATCCTAATATACTAAATCAAACATTTGCGAAGATTTCTCAAGACTATTTTGCTGGTAAAGAAAAATTAGGTAAATTGACAAAAAGCACAGCATCTAAAACTGCGGGAACTACTGGTACTGCAACTATGCCTGCTGGCGTACAACCAAATGTTAGTCCAACTGCTGGACAAACTAATTCACAGCCATTTAGTGTGCCTGCATTATTACAGGTAATTCCACAAATGAGTAAAAGAGATCTTAATAGGATTGTTAAGGCCGCTCAAACTGCATTACAATCAACTCAACAAACTACGCAAACACCTGTGGTAGCACCTGCTACTCAAGCACAGTCTGCACCTTCAACTAAACCCAAGGCTGCACTGCTTAAACCAAAGACAGCAGTGTCTGTTTAAAAGAAAGCCATTCCGGTCTTTTTAGTAGTTTCAAGATTGTCTTTGACAATATCTGCAATCAATGTACGGTCTTCGTAGGTTAGTGCAAACACTTCGTCAGCAGTTATTCCACCACGCATATACCAACATATTTTAAAGAGTTCTGATTTTAATTGCAGAACTTCTCCGTCGAGCTCCTTAACCATATTCAATGCCTCTTCGAGTTTGAGGCTAAGGAGCCTTATACGAAAAAATTTGAGCTATCCAAAGTGATAGGAACTTCAAATTCTGTAGGTGCGCCTAGTGCTTGTTCTTCTTCCGTAGTTTGGACCTTAAATGGTTCAATGGCAAATTTTTTACGTTGACTATCTAAATGTTCGATAATAGCAGTCAGTGTGTTTTTATCGGAGTTATTAACAAACTCTTGAATAAACAATGGATCGCTGACATCTCCGTCAGGTGTAACAATTTTTTCAATGCCTTGACTGATCATTCCAATAGTAACTTCTGTAAGTTTACGGAAACTTTCTGCAAATCTAGTTAATTTTTCGTCTTCTTCCATCTTTTCGTCGTTGACAATGCGGATAATTCTTTGTTCTTCCACTGTACGAATATTATTCTTTGTAAACTCGTGATAGGTCAACGGACGTAAAAGCACTGTTAAATCATTATTAATTTTTACTTCAGGGTCAAATGTAGCGTTTAACAAACGGTCTAACACAGTACGTAGGTCAGTTTCGTAAGTACGTGTTTCTTGTGTATTAGGCAGTAATGTGGTTACATCTAAAGATTCTCCGTATGTGGCAATTCTTATGGCCACAAGCAGTGCATCTAAATCTATACTAGGAATCTTCCAAGCATCTTTGATGTTGGGCACACAACTTTGAATTACGTCTACAGTGGCCTGACCGTTTAACAACGCATCTGGTGTTTTGATGATAATTTCATCTTTGGCTGTCATTGAATACACAGGGTATTCGCCAGTTTCGGATTTTTCTAAACTGCCCGGCGGATAGAAGTTACCTGAACTAGGCAAACGAACATAAATTTTAGGCTGCCTAAAGTATTTCTGTAGCGGGTTTTGTTGACGATTTTCCATGTATTTTTGACTCCGATAAATAACTATACTGCCAGTTATTTATATGCGCAGTTTTTAGGTGAAAAAATATGCCCGGTGAAGTAGAAGGTTTTATAGGCAGTGAAGAAGTTGTTTTAAAAAACGCTGCCACGGAAACGACTCTCCAGTTACTAGTACAAGCAGTCAACGCATCTAACCCAAACAAGGGTAATGCCGGACGTCTGCAAAAGATGTACGAAGATGCTCTAAAGAAAAGCAATGACGGGCATGTAGCCGCTCTTAAAAAACTTAAAGAAGAAGAAAAAGAGCGAGATAACATCAACAAACTGCTGGACAAAGAGCAGGAAAAACGCAAGCGATTCATTGAAGATTTAGACGGTGTAAGCCGTGTGTTGGGCCGAGGTTTTACAGCCATATTTGCCACTGCTACTCCTAAGCTCACAGACCTTACTAATGCACTTAGTGGAATACCAATATTAGGTCCTATTATTGGTGCATTTGGTCAAGCCGCACAGGACAGCATAGATAATTTTAGAACATTGAGTTCGGTGGGTGCAGATCTTGGCAACGACATCAATGCTGTGAGATTTGCCGCTGTGGACGCAGGTCTAAGTCTCGACGATTTTAAAAATATAGTAATGGGCAATGCCACAGTATTGGCAGGCCTTGAAGGCAATGCTGCCGCAGGTATTAAACGTTTTGCCGCACTTAGTGGTAGCATACAGAAAGAAGTACAGCCAAGATTAGAACGTCTTGGTTTTACCATGGAAGAAACAGCCAGCGGACTGGTTAACTACATTGAGTTGCAGACACAGTTGGGCCGAGCTCAAAAGATGTCTGACATGGAACTGAGAATGGGCTCCGAAGACTATCTCATGGAGTTAGATCAACTGGCCAGAGCCACAGGCTTACAACGTAAAGAAGTTATGGAGTTGCAGAAGCAACAACTAGCAGACAAAAACGTTAAGAATGTTATGTTAGGCATGAACGAACAACAGCGTAAAGAATATCAAAGAACGCTGACAGCATTAAAGGCCGCTGGAGGTAACACTGAAGTATTTGCTAAATTGGTAGCCAGCGGTGGTAGAGGTCTAGACAATGTCAGCAGAAGTTATGCAAGACTGTATCCTGAAATTGCAAGACAGGCCGCGGCCTTTAGTCAAAATAGAGGAACATTTGAAGGTACAGCAGCCGCATTCAACAGCGGACAACGTGCAGCCTCTGGTATGGGTAATGCATTCTTTAGACAAACAGCATTGTTAGGTGTGTTAGGTAAAGAAACTAATCAGGCCGCTACAGAAATGGCTGGTATGAAAGTCATGGCTGAGTCTTTAACTGATGCAGAAAGGGCGCAACTTGAAGCAGTTGAAAATGCAGAAAAAGCAGCCGCTGGTGTGGATAGAACTTTCTTAAATCTTAGAAACATATTCATGAGTTATCTTGAACCAGCACTTAAAACTTTCTTAGATTCTGTTGGAGGTTTTGCAGGGTTAATGGATTCTGAAAAGGGTGCAGGCAAAAAACTCAAAGAATTCATGGAAAGAGTTGGAAATTATTTTAAAGGACTATTTGAAATCTTATCTTCTGATAACGGTGGAGTTGGTCCTATGTTTAAAAAGTTAGGATCGGATATTGTTGACACACTGGTTCCTATTATGGGCGAAGCAATATTAAAATTGTTTACACATCCAACAGTGTTAACTGCTATGGGGTTAGCATTTGCTGCCGCAATAGGCGTTGCCGCAATTAAAGCCGTACTAGTGTCTAAACTTACAGGCGCACTTGGTGGCGGTGCAGGTGCAGGAGCAGCCACAGCAGGTCGTGGTGTGGGTCGTGGAGCAGCCTCACTGGGTACAGGACTTGGTCAGGGTTTAGGTGGATTAGCCGGCGGAATAATGACTGGCTTAGCCAAAGGGTTTGAAGCATTTAGTAATCCTAAGATATTAGTAGGAGCCACAATTTTTTCAGGATCTATTGCTATTATAGGTGCAGGCATCGCTGCCGCAAGTTGGTTAATGGGCAAGGCATTGCCTACACTAGCGGAAGGAATGAAATCTTTAGAAACACTAGACGGAGAAAAATTAAAATCTGTAGGTGTTGGCATGGCCGCTGTGGGCGGAGGCTTATTGGCATTTGGAACTACTAGCGCAGTGGGCGGAATTACCAATGCCTTTGGCAGTTTAGTTGATGGTATTGCAGGATTATTTGGAGCCAAATCTCCTATAGAAAAACTTAGAGAGTTTGCAGTTGTTGGTAATGATTTAGGCAAAGCCGCAGAAGGATTCAGTGCATTTAAATTGGCTATCACAGATATGCCTTTAAACAATCTTTCATTCACTGATACTCAGTTAACTAATTTAGATATTGGCACAGCCAAGATACGTAGACTTAGTAGCACATTGGCTTCAGTGCGAGAAGAAATGAAATCCATCTCTTCCCCTAGTATAACTGAAGCAGTGTCAGGAGCAATTAAAGAAATTGGTACAACTATCACAGCCAAACTTGGCGGAGAAAAAGTAGCCAAAGAAAAAACTGTAGAAACGCTCATGACCGACCTTAACGGCAAGGTTGATCGCTTAAATAATAACATGGCAAACTTAGTTGCTATACAAGAACGTGTAGCACCGTCCGTGGAAAAAACTGCTACATATGCCAAACGAAATTCTGGAAACCTAAGACCAGGTTAACAGACAAGAGGATAAACGATGAGTTGGAAAAAATATTTTGCACCGGTGGAAACAGCGCCAAGATCTGGAATAGTCAGTCCAATTTCAGGTTCGGGTGGCCGAGCAGGTCCTGCTAAAACCAACTATAGTTCGTATCTACCAGATGTTTACACCGGCAGTCCAAATCGTATCGAGCGTTATATGCAGTACGATACTATGGACAACGACAGTGAAGTTAATGCTGCCTTGGACATTCTAGCAGAATTTTGTACACAACGCAACAAAGAAAATGACACACCTTTTACATTAAAGTTTAAAGGCCGCCCAACGAATTCGGAAATCAGCATCTTAAAACAGTATCTACAACAGTGGAGTAAGATGCAGAAATTAGACGAGCGTATGTTCCGTATTGCTCGTAACTTATTCAAATACGGTGACGGGTTTTTTATTCGCGATCCTGAAACACAAAAATGGTTTTATGTTGATCCAGGTAAAGTTGTTAAAATCATTGTTAACGAAAGCGAAGGCAAAAAACCTGAACAATATGTTGTCCGTGACTTAAACGTAAACTTTCAAGATCTAGTAGTAACCCAGATTAATCCAAATTCGCAAAACATGCATCCTGGTGGTGCAGCCTATGTGCGAGGTGGTAGTGGTGCTCGCGGCATGACCGGAGCATATCCACAACAAACAGGCACACGCTTTAGTACAGAACAACAAGAACAAGCCATTGAAGCACAACATGTTGTACATTTAAGTCTTAGTGAAGGTTTAGACAATAACTATCCTTTTGGTAATTCATTATTAGAATCAGTATTCAAAGTCTACAAGCAAAAAGAATTGCTAGAAGATGCTATTATTATCTATCGTATCCAACGTGCTCCAGAGCGTAGAATTTTCTACATTGACGTTGGTAACATGCCAAGCCACTTGGCTATGAGTTTTGTAGAACGTGTCAAAAACGAAATACATCAGCGCAGGATTCCATCATCAACAGGTGGCGGTTCAGTCATAGACTCTGCGTATAATCCTCTGTCTATCAATGAAGACTATTTCTTCCCGCAGACAGCAGAAGGCCGCGGTTCAAAAGTTGACACACTACCAGGCGGTACAAATCTAGGCGAAATTGACGATTTAAAATACTTTACTAACAAGTTAATGCGTGCCTTGCGTATTCCAAGTTCATATCTGCCAACAGGCGCAGATGACAGCCAATCACAGTATAACGACGGAAGAGTTGGCACAGCATATATTCAAGAGCTACGTTTTAACAAATACTGCGAACGACTACAGCAGGCTATGGTCAGTACATTTGATGAAGAATTTAAACTTTATCTCTACAAAAAAGGTGTGAATATTGACTTTAGTCTGTTTGATTTAAAATTTCAAAGTCCACAAAACTTTGCCGCATACCGTCAAGCAGAATTAGATAATCAACGTATTTCAACATTTGCGCAAATGGTAGCATTGCCGTTTGTTAGCAAGCGATTTGCACTAAAGAGATTCTTGGGCATGACTGAAGAAGATCTAGCAGAAAACGAAAAAATGTGGAAAGAAGAAAACGGCGAAGGCACTCCAACTACCGATTCTGCCGGCGAGTTAAGAACTGCTGGTGTAAGTCCTACAGGCATGGAACAAGATTTAGAGACAGCCGCCGGTACAGAAGAAGCACCTGACGATCTCGCCGGAGCAGAAGCACCTGCAGAAGGCGGAACTGAACCCAACACACCTACATAAGGTAAATACTAGTATGATACTGCGTGAATTATTTTACTTTAATAGAGAAACTGCCGACATGGAGCAGGATAATCGCTATATGAATTACCGTGATACTGATGTCATGGATGACTCAGACACACGTAAAACACGCTTAACACTAGGACAAATCAACGAATTGCGTCGTGCCAGCGATCAACACATCAAAGAAACACAAGCCGAGATGGAGTTTATCGCACGTATGTACGCTACACCTACTGAAGCCGCAGCCTAAGGAGCACTATGAATCGTGCGTTTGTGTTAGGTAACGGCATTAGTCGTCAGCATTTTAACTGTGAATCTTTAAAAAAATATGGAAAAATATATGGTTGTAATGCCATATACCGTGATTTTATTCCCGATTATCTTGTGGCTGTAGACCCAAAAATGGTAGTGGAATTAAATGAAAACAATGTGCAAAACCAAGTACCTACATATACTAATTTCAATCAAAGATACAAAGATTTTCAAGGATTTAACATATTACAACCTAGTAAAGGATGGAGTTCTGGACCAACAGCATTGTGGTTAGCCAGTACTCATGGCTATGATGAAATCTATATTTTAGGCTTTGATTATGTAGGTTTACAGGGTGGAAAATATGTGAATAATGTATATGCTGGCACACCTAATTACAAACAAACTAATGCTCCTGCTACATTTTACGGTAATTGGTTACGACAAACAGAGCAAGTTTTAAAAGATTATAATCAGATTAAGTACTATAGAGTATGTGACTCTGACGCATACGATCCAGGATGGAATAAAAATAATTTTAAAAATATAAATTATTCTGAGTTCAGAGAAAGAATAGATTATCAAAATTGACAATTTTACACCGATATCGACCGGTTTTTAACTGTGAATATTAAATACATCGACAGCCTTGTAACTATCATAGGAGGAATATCATGACTGATCGCGCAAAGTTCGAGCAGATGCTTGAACATCTAATCAACAACGACAAAGCAAAAGCCGAGGAAATTTTCCACGATTTAGTGGTAGCAAAATCTCGCGAAATTTACGAAAACCTACTTGACGACGACGTTCAAGTAGATGAAGCATCTGATGAAGATGATGAAGAAGTTGAAGAAAACTTCGACATGGACCTAGGCCAAGAAGCAGTTGGCGGTGACCCAGCAGACGCAATGATCGACGCTGTTACAGGCGACGAAGAAGGCGACGAAATGGGTGGCGAAATGGACATGGACGACGAAATGGGTGGCGATGAGCCAGCAACTAAAGACGACGTTATGGACATTAAAGATGCCCTGGACGAACTAAAAGCAGAATTTGAAGCCATGCTAGCCGGTGAAGAAGGCGGTGAAGAAGCAGGTGAAGAAGAAGGCGAAATGGACTTTGGTGGCGAAGAAGAAGGTGAAGAAGGCGAAGAAGAAAAGAAAGAAGATTTCGCATTTGAAGCATCTGACGAAGAAGATGAAGACATGGACGAAGGTGTTGTCCGTGAATACGTAGAAAAAGTTACTGCTAAAATGGGTGACAATGGTGCTAACACAAAGAGCATCGTAGCAGGTAAGAATGACATGGGTGGCACAACTGCTAACATCGCTAAAGGCGGCGAAAGCAACAAAGGCGGCACACAAGGCGGCCTAGCAAACCCAACTGCAAAAGATTTGAATTCAGGTAACGTTAACGTGTCTGGTTCAAAAACAGCGACCAAAATGCACCCAACAAAAGGTCATGGCGCTGAAAAGAAAGGTGCTGGCGAGCAGGCTGCCAACACTAAGAGCGTAGTAGGCAAGTAATCGAGGAAGAATAGATGAGTCTATATCTCCGTGAAAACCTAACTTTCGACCAAGCCCGTATGGTGGTCGAAAGTGATGGTACAGATGGAAAAAACCTTTTTATGAAAGGTATTTGCATCCAGGGCGGTATCCGCAACCAAAATCAGCGAGTGTATCCTGTGAGCGAAATCGGCAGTGCTGTCAAGACCCTCAATGATCAAATCAGTGGGGGATACAGCGTTCTCGGTGAAGTAGATCATCCAGACGACTTAAAAATCAACTTGGACCGTGTTAGTCACATGATAACTGAAATGTGGATGGACGGTCCAAATGGTTACGGTAAACTAAAAATATTACCTACACCAATGGGACAACTAGTAAAAACCATGTTAGAAAGTGGTGTTAAATTAGGTGTGTCCAGTCGCGGAGCAGGCAACGTCAAAGAAGACGGGTCCGGCGAAGTGAGCGATTTTGAAATTATCACGGTAGACGTGGTAGCACAACCAAGTGCCCCAGGTGCATATCCAACGCCCATTTATGAGCATCTTATGAATACCAGGGGAGGTTACAAGGCATTTTTAACAGCACAGGAAGTACAAGGCGATAAAAAGGCACAGCACTATATTAAAGAAAGCCTATTAAAGATAATAGGCGGGCTCCATTAACCGAGGGAGAATCACATGTTGGATGCACTAAAATCATTATTCGAAAACAATGTGATTTCTGAGGAGATCAAAGCAGACATCGAAGCGGCTTGGAATTCAAGAATCCAAGAAAACCGTGAGATCGTAACTCAGCAACTGCGCGAAGAATTCGCACAGAAATACGAACATGATAAATCAGTAATGATCGAAGCCATTGACCAAATGGTTTCAGATCGCTTATCAGCAGAAATTCAAGAATTTACAGAAGATCGCAAGCAACTAGCAGAGGCTAAAGCCAAGTATGCTGTTGCAATTCGTGAGCATTCAGATAAACTAAATGAGTTTGTGTTGAAGAGTTTGGCTAAGGAAGTTACAGAACTTCACAGTGACCAAAAAGTCATGGCAGAGAATTTTGCTAAGTTAGAAGAATTCGTTGTTGAAGCATTGGCTAAAGAAATTGCAGACTTCTATGAAGACAAGAAAGATTTGGCAGAGACCAAAGTACGTCTTGTTAAGGAAGCAAAAGAACAGTTTGCTCTGCTCAAGGGCAAGTTTGTTAAACAGACAGCAGGTCTTGTTGAAGATGTTGTTACACGTGGTCTCACACAAGAGATCAAACAACTTAAAGAAGACATTGACAGTGCTCGTCGAAACGACTTTGGTCGTAAAATATTTGAAGCGTTTACCGCAGAATACCAGAACAGTCTACTCAATGAGAAGAGTGAAACTAGTAAACTGCTAAAGGTAATAGCAGAAAAAGATCAGGCATTAGCAGAAGCACGTGACGCTATTTCTGAAAAGCAAGCATTAGTTGAAAGCAAAGAGCAAGAAGTTGCTCGCGCCAAGGCTGTTGCAGAGCGTAAGGAAGTTATGAATGAACTGCTAGGTCCTTTGAGCAAGGATCATAAAGAAATTATGTCTGAATTATTGGAAAGTGTGCAGACTGTAAAACTACGTACTAGTTTTGACAAGTACCTACCAGCAGTATTATCTGGTAGCACACCGGAGAAGAAGAAGGCTCTTGTAGAGGCTAAAGAAATCACAGGCAATAAAGAAAACCATAGCATTAGTAGTGCTAATAGCCAGGCGGAAGTAATTGATATTCGTCGCCTTGCTGGATTGAAATAAGGAGAAACTTAAATGTCAGAACTACTAGAAAGCCGCTGGCAAGAAACTAAAGAGGCACTATTAGAAGGCCTT